TACTACAGCGTATGTGCCATTAAGAACTTGTTGTATTTGCTCAGGACTTGGGTTCGGAGTATTCAAGTCAAAGTCTACATAGCCTTCTACTCCTTTACCGCTTTCTGCTGTAAAGTATGCTGCTGCTGCACCAGCAACTGAGTCATCCAAAAGCAAATCTGGATTCTCAAGCAAAACCTTCTCGTCCCCATATATGGCTTTACTTACACGAGCATAGTTGTCTCTACCAGTAACCTGTACAAGTCCACGACCCCTGTACTTATAGCCATCTCCCTCCTCAGAGTTTGTGTCTAAATCCCCATACACATAGTTAAAGAACTTTTCTGGGTCAGCTTTTAGTGCCGTCAGATCCTCATCTGACATATCCTTGAACTTGCGCTGAAAGTTACTGTTGACCGTTCTGATACGCGCATTACTCGTATTAGAGTAATCCATTTCTACTCGCGTCCCAGAGCCTCCACTTTCTTTTTGAGTCACAGAAGCTACAGCCGCAGCAACAGCAGGACTCATACCATACTGAGTTGCAAGCGTATCAACCATAGCTTGCTGTGCTTCCGTAATGCCAAATGAGCTATCGGCAACACCAGTTGGGCTACCTCCAAGATTCATTTGTGCTACAGGTTGCTGCATCTGTTGAGCTTGCGGGTCTTTTTGAACACGCATCTGCTCGTTTGTCTTACGCAACTCATTCATTGCATTCATCCCGCGCTGCAAATTCTTACGTGCAGTATTAGCCAGTGGCCCTACAGGATACCGCTTTAAGGTTTCTTCCTGTTTTGCAATAAACTTAGCCAGCTGGTCAGCAACCTTCGCAGGCGTCATTTTACGTTGTTTCTTACTCATGAGATCATTTTCAAAATGTTTGTAGCATCAAAGCGCATATCCTTCGAGTCGCTAAATACATAAGGGCTATCATGTGCAGCACCTACGCTATCTACAAATGGCATCGTTGCTCCTTTTGTTGGTATACCGCCAAGTTCATGTGAAGGTCCGTCTGCTTTGTAAATATTTTGCGACATACGCTTGTATTTACCTTGCCCCATTGCAATGGGCTTATCGCCAATACCTGCTAAGATTACTTCACTTTTTTCAGTTTCATAGTCAGGTTCAGTAGCGCCACCATACTCAGCCATATAGCTATTGACAGTTTGACCCGCATCGTCATATGCGTTTTTCACATATCGTGAGTAGTCTAAGGTATTATCTAATCGCAATTCATTTTCCTCTGCTAGCTGTTCTTGTATTGCTCTGTCTTTTTTAAACTCATCATCCTTCTTTTTATACACGCCATACATAGCTCCAGCAACCGCAGCGAACGGCGCTACCCCTGGTATCATTGCTGCGTATGGTAACGCTGCGCCTGCACCACTTAAAGCACCTCCTACAGCTGTCGTTGCCGTGCCCAAACCGCTGTCTTCTTGTGCTAATTCTGAGTTAGATAACATACTACCAGCTGTCGATGTAATACCTGACGCTAAAGATATCTTACCTTGCTTTTTAGTCATCTCATTCATTGCCTCTGGTACTTGACCGGGATCCAGGTTTTGCATATTAGGTAGCTGCAAAAACTGCTGAAACTTTTGCATTAAATTTGGGTCCATAGCCTGGGGATTCACCGGCTGACCGGTTGCCTGCATTTGTGCATATTCCTGATCTAAAGCATCACCATATGCATAGTAGTTTGGAGTGCCCGGCCCTCCATGGTTCATTTCTGGGATTCCCCTGTACTCAACCCCTTCGCTTAACATATTTCCGCCCTTACCTACTGTAACCACTTTCGAAGCAGGATGAGCAGCATGCAAACCTTTGCTTATTAGTGCACCCATTTTTGTAGCGCCTGCTACATTGCCTACACCTGGCGCTGCAGCCGCAGCATCTAACGCAGCCATACCGCCATAAAAAGCTGATTTTGTAGTATCACCTGTCATATCGTAATACTTTGACCGGCCTGTACTTATCAAGGCATTTGTTCCATCGGCGATAGCACTGACTATATTCCCTCCAACAGGTATTGCATCTGATGCAATAGCTAATGCTCCTAGGCCAACCTGTGTAGCATCTAAAGGATTATCTATCGCATATTGTGCAGCGTTACTCAAGCTCGTGCCAGCATTTCGCATCTTATGACTTCCTTCATCCACAGCCGCATTATGTTCATATGTACGAAGCTGATTTTCATTGTAGCTGGTCAGTCGATCATTACTCGGTGCAGCCATCGAACTGTAGTCAGGAGTATGGGCTTGTGCTGCTTGTAATCGGGCAAGTAATGCGGGGTCAATAGCCGGTCCTCCTAAATTCATTTGGCTTGGAGTACCGCTAACAGTAAAGCTGCGCCCATCATCACTTACAGTAACCTGACGTTGAGGTGCAGCAGGAGCTTGTTTTTGTCGTGACAGCCAATCCATATAAAGCTGCTCTGTAGCTCGATTCGTGTTGTACCGCTCTTCTGCTGCTTGAAAAGCATCACTCATAGTCATGCGCTTAGCTCCGGGGCTAGCACTACCAAATTGCTGACCCATATAACGCTCACTCATGTTCTGAGGTAACAGCGTAGGGTTAATTGCCATATCACCCGGATACTTTTGTTTATCCGTGTGACCGCTAACCATCTTATAAAAGTCTTGTGAGCCTAAAGCCTGCCCACTGTATTCAGGATAGTATTGTTGGCTTGTTGCAGCTAGCCACTCCTGAAACTGTACATCTTCTGGATTTACAGGACCTCCACCTGACATCTGATTTACAGCAGGCTCAGTAGAATAATTCTTAGCACGTTTCTTAGCTTTTGGCTGAGCACGTTTTTTCCCAGTCGGACCTGTACCTAATAACAAGTCCGTTAAGTTGCGTCGTTCGCACTGATGTCCATTAAATTTCTTCATCCGCTACAGCTTTCGCAATTTTCTGGGTCATCCAGATTGCATGTAATTTCCCCGTTCTTAAGTTTATCTTCCGACTTCTTAAGTCTATCAGGATCTAAAAAAGAGATGTCAAATTCGTCTTCCATATTATTAGCATTTCCATCGACGCCGTGCTTGGCGTATACGTGAATTCGGATTATTACGTGTCTTTGCACTAGAACGTTTCAGTTGCCCCAAAGAACGAGCGCAATATGACTTACGACGCTTAGCCGCTTTACTTCCCTTCTTAACCTTACCAGTAACAGCTGTTTTAAGTTTACTGCCCGGATTTGCCTTTCGGTATGCACGCACACCTTTTGCAGTCATTCCCGCACCGCTTTTTGTCTGACGGTAGTTCGCTCCTGCTCCTTTTGTCGTCCGACGTATTGGTTTGGATTTGCGTTTTTTTGTTGCCATTACCCACGACGTTTTTTGCGTTTCGCGGTTTTAGCTGACTTTTTAAACGCTTTAGCAGTAGGTGCGCCTTTTGATCCGGGTTTGCGCATACTCTCCCCAGAACCGGCTTTTATACGCTTTCGTTTAGCATGAATATTTGCATACAAACCACGACGTGCCATTGTTCTTGTAATTACGGGTAGGCGTACTTGTAATTCTTTATACCGTTATTCTATACCCTATTAGCGATAAGCCTTACGCACCTTTGCACCTATTTCATACAAATATAAACCAATCGTAGAACTGATAGTATTTGCGTATGTCAATCTAACTGTAGCAGCGTCTCCTACAAACCGCTTCTTATCATACCACGGTTTTGTATCATCTAAGTTACCTGTTACCAGTTCGCCCTCTGCGTCTACAAACCGGGTAGCACGATCAATCACTACATCTCGATACCCATTCCATTTCCACATATAGTCATCCCTCCGAAGGTTTGCAGTCCTGTCAAGGAGAGTTGATTGTGTTGTCCTAACTAATGTGGTATCAACACTGCACTGATAGTCAGTATAGATATGAGCTGATGTAAATGTAGTATTATGGGAAGCAAACCCCAAATTAGATACCGTATGATCTACGGCTTTTGTATACCAATTAATACTACTGAACACAACTGGTTCTCTAAATGCGAGAACAGCATCAATAAAACTAGGGTAGCGAGCAGTTTTTACAGCGCCAAAGAATGTTCCGAAGTTTTGCCTTAAATCGTTGTGCTCATACAATTGCAACGTACCTGTATTAGTAGATACAGTATTATAACTGTACAAGTAATTTTCCGTACTTACTGCATACGTCCAGTTATATGTATGAAACGACGTCCAATTGTTCAGCATAAGATTGTAGCTAACAAACTCATCCTGTTGACTGCTACTATTGTAATAACCACCTGCATCTGTCGGCAGACTCTTAAAAGAGTATTCAGGCAAATCTGATTCTGTTGCAAAAGAACTATTGCGCAAGTGGAATATCACTCGGTGCCATCGCGGATCATAAACAGCAAACATCCCAGGCCTGTAGCTATGTATAGCGCCACTTGTACCAGCAGAAGTATTTAAGCTCGTAAGCTTATCATACCAAAAATTACGCATTCCAAAGTTGCTTATTTCTTGCAACTTTTCTGAGTATTGAAATATTTTACCCTGTGACGCGTCCGCAAAGAAATAGCCTGCTGGAGTCAACACACAGCTTAAAGGGTGCTGTGTACCGGCATATCCATTAGGTGTAGGCACCACTTCTCTAGGTATTGTACTAAAAATATCTCCTGTGCCAAATGCTATTTCTCCAGCAGTTGTAGAGAGTTTCTCTTTGCCCTTGGTTACAAATAACCCTCGCTCATGATGGATTAAAAGCTTGTCATTAAAACTTTCTGTATTTTGAATTGTACCTCGAGAACGGGGCATTTCATATGAATCAAACGACAAGAAAGTACGAACATTAATATCTGGTTCGTCAGCTACTTGTGCGACGCTACGATGCACTCTGTAGGGATATGCTGAATTATATTCCGCACTATGATCATATACGCCTGGCTGCCTAAAGTCATTGACTTTTAAAAAGCTTGTATCCAGTGTAAAATCATTAGTTTCTGCTGGGCTAATCGCTCTGTCATTATCACCTAAGTAATAATATATTGACTCTTTGCTTTGCTCAGTATCTAAGAAATATGGATTTGCTGCTGTGTACAGACTTATCTCATGTCCTACACGAACAGTTCCAGCATCATTACTTGGCGAAGCAGCATCTGTTGTTGTTTCTGGAGCGCTAGTACTAAGGTTTGTTGTTCGATGCGTCCAACCGGCAAAAGCTGTTGTGCGATACCTTAATTTACTAATAGACATATCTCCAAATGCCCTAGTAAACCGTACTTTGCCTACTGTCGACACATTTAAATCTGTGGCAATTTTTGTCGTGGTAGTTGCCGCCGTACTAGTTGCCAGCGTAAATTCACTAGAGTCTAAAGATGTGATTACAGGAGTGCATGCTACTAAATCCTGACTTGCATATCCTTGATAGATATCTGTACGAGTAACACAGAAATTTACTACTGGTGCTACACTTACAGGTAGTGATGTGCCAATTGATTGAGGGACACTACCAGAATTCAAGCTGCCCATGTTATCGTAAAACATACCAGTGACTGCAGACCGGCTTTCGCCTGTCCAATCATACCCTAGTCTTTTTTTCCAATAATCTATTTCATCAGTAGTTCCGCTAGGTACTGAACTAGTTGGGAAGTGCATATCAGTATTTAGCACTGAATGTTGTATATCAAAAAACAAACACTCTTCTCCTCCGCGATTATCTATTTCTCGATCACCATCTATTACTCCTGCTCCCAAATAATGTGCATCACTTATTGGCCGTAACGCCATCTGTTCTGATACACTATGCAACGATGTAAGGGTAGAGTTATAATTAAAAGACAAAAGGCGATTGCGTACTAGGGTGCTTTCAAATTGATCCTCTGCATATAAGTCAACTATATAAGCAGATGTATTATTTGAAAATGTTACATTAGGATCAACATAAAAACGCCAGTATTGATTGTCAGTACCGTATGCGCCTTCACCTATTGTATGCGGTTCAGCTTTTTTGCCTACAACTTGATCAATACGAATAAAGTGTTTGCCAGCTTCTTGACTTAAGCGTGGTTTAGTACGCAACATATCAAAGGGATGCATACGGCCTTTATCTGCATATGTCTGCACTTCCCAAGTAAAAAAGCTAGGATACGTCCCGTACTGTAACCCATTTGCGCCATCCAGCGCAGTTGGATTTGCATTCAGATGCGCTGTGTTAAACGCATTCGTAGATACGTAATCGTTGTAGTTTGCATTTCCAGCAGCCTCTTGCGCATAGTTATTATCGTGCCCATGAAACAACAACGACTGCCCAAGTATCGTGCTATTGTTAATCGTACGTTTTGCGTGATAGAATCGAACTCCTACATGACCATCAGGAATCGGTACATGCTCAAACTCGACACTTAAGGTTGGGCGATTATTGTAATTATAGCTAGAATAAACTGACGTGTTATTCGCTAACCAATTTAGTGTCGGAAATTTGTGATGACGTACCAGTTCTCCAGCTAACGTCTGTGCTTGGTCATTTAGCGCAGGAACAGTTCCCCCAGTATACTCATATCGTTTTACATCTGGAAAGGCTGACGGATATGTTTCATTTTGGTTTTCCCAATAACCCATCCTTCCTCTTGCTCTATCTGTTGTATCTGAAGCGTTGTATAAAGTACTATTTTCCGTACCAGTATCTCGTGTTTGATAGTAATGTGTCGCTCCTGCTTCTTTGTCATAATGCAGATAGTTTGCTGCACCATTACTTACAAGAGCAGTGATACTATTTATAGTCACGTCAGGAGATACATTAATTGTCTGATCAGCGACATACAAATCTGAGTCATCAGCACCAATTGTTAATGGCACTGTTGCTTGCTTAAATCCTGGTATGTGGAAAGCTTGTGTCTCACTTCCATCCGACCGTATCCATGAAACATAGAATGCGTACACCTCACCTGGCATAAAGCGCAAGTTATCTGGATAGTATGTTTCATCTAAGTTTACTGAATGAGTAGAACTATCTTGTCCTGTCGCGCCATAACACCATATAGGCTGTATAACATTTGCAAATGCCTGCAAGTCGGCTTCATCGTGTTCTTTTACGCCGCCTAAGTACAATCGGTTTTCATAAAATGTTGTGGTTTTGGCGCGTGTATAGACTTGCGGTTTTGCTACTAATTCCTCTACAGTTAATGTGTTATAAGGATTAATATTATCTACAGTGCGTTCTAACGTCGCACTAGTAATGGCAAACCGGCGTTGGATTTTCGCTTCTAGAGCATCTCCTGAAAAAGACAACGATGCAATAAGCAAGTATTCATAATCCTGGTCGATGTTCGACATTGATATATCAAACGTACCTAAACTTTCTTTTACCGGATAAGGCCCATGCAATCCTTGAAATGCTGTTCTACTGCCGTCTTTAGCTTCATAAGCAACACTAAAAAAATGTGTACCCTCCTCAAAGCCACCACTCCCTTGTGACTGCTGCACAGTTAATTCAACCAAATTGGAATCGGAGAACAACTTATTTGTTGTCATATCCGAATCTGGATCATCAATGTTCAGTATCCTAATAGGATTTATATTATCAGTAAAGACAACTAAAGTTTCCGCTGCTGAATTCTGAAAGCTCGTAATCTTCAGTACTGTGTTGGGACCGAAGTCTAGTTCATCATCTGCTAATACAATGCTATAGCTATCCGTGTCCGCAGTGTATTTATAAATAGTACTGCCTGAACCGTTAGTAGTGCCTTGGGTAAATGCAAACAACAACAGATTGTCATTAGGCAATGCGTATGCGCCACAGACATGTTGATCATTTAGGTGATTTGCTTTTTCAGCAAGACCAGGCTCCTGCAGTAAGCTGTCGAGTTCTTTACCATAAATAAAATTCTGTGCACGACGGTATGTACCCTCCGGCATATTGCTAGAGGACACATCCATATTCATTCCTTTCAACGGCTTCATCGCAATAGACGCTCTTGAGTATTATTCCCAATAAAGAAATCTGAGTGTGCATTTATATTCGGGACCATGCGCACCCACATGTTTTTGAATGCTTCCATCTTGTCGATGCTCGGATATGCTGCGTCGTTCTGGGCAGCGACACAGTAGTGCCCCCACTTTTGATCCGCAACTGCATAATTTAGAAACGGATGTGTGTACCCGCCCATCAGCATCTGTCTTATGATGTACCATTCCAAAGCTTGTTTGTAGTAAATATTATCAGGAACTTTTGGATATCCATCTTCGCAAAGTGGATATGCCGTGAAATGGATTTTAACATCACCGTCTTCAAAAGAAGTCTGAATATAGTCTGGGTTGATTACGTAATAGTCTCCACCGCCATAACTTGCGGCCTTAACTTTATGGCGTTGTTTAAACGTGTCGTTGCCAGTAGGGTGTTCCGCTGCTTGAGTTTCAAAAACAGATCCGGTCACAACCTCTGTATCCGTATACGGTTGTGGGTTCGTTGTCCGTGGAGCATTGGGCAAATCATAGCTAGTGGTATCTGTACCGTATGGCAAAGCACTACCGTTATACTCAACTTGTATGATGTCTACTAACTCACATGGCAAAGCAGCACGATGGCTACTAACAGTCACAGTCTTAGCTTTCTTTTCAAGACCGGTATGGTAACCTATGAATTCCAAAGCTTCTCCCATCCACTCTACTGCATCGCCTACCCAGTTATCACTAGTAGGTTTTAAGTCCCGAAAGACTTTAGCAATTACGGCTTTGGCGGATACAGTTTTGTAGATCATGTCTTGTAATTCAAAAACGCAAATTCATCTGACTTCAGGCGGGACACTAACTTGCGACGATTGCCTTTCAATCCAGCAGTAGGCGCAAACGTATAAACACTCTTGTTTTTTACTAAGCAGCGATTCTTATCCCAATTCCACCGATAGTAGAAATCATCGGTATAGTACACTAGCTGCTTTATGCCTTGCTTCTTAAGACGATTTGTTTCGCCCCAGTCTACTGACAACTTGTTAAAGGTACGCGGTATCTTTTTAATTCTTATGGTGCCCAGCTTATAACCCATATTGAAGACTTCGCCATCCAAAAGCCGGTCGGAAATCTTCTTATTGAACTGACTAATAATATGCTTATACAGCGTATAAGTTATAGTCGTTTCTGGGTTGTTCTTCTTAAACCATTTGTACGCATCCCTTGCGCTGTATTTACTCACTGAGCTGTACTTCGTCGCTGTCATTCTGCCGGTTTTCTAATTGCATTTCACTGGATAGGATACTTTGAGTTACCCGTTGTGTCATATCTAAAGACATAGGGTATTGCTTGTCTTCAGTAAAGACTGCTGTATTATCGCAACACAAATACCCAGCTAGCTCTTGCGGTTGTTCAAATACTCCTTTTACGAGAATTTCCGCCGGACGTGCATTCATCACATATATCCGGTCATTCTTATAGATGTACTTAGGTTGGTCACTAGACCATTTACTGTAGGCAGCATAAGCTACCTGTACGCTTGTTGTACGTTGATAAGGTTCCTTACCATCTACAGTACCGACATACACAAATTCTTGGCCGTCATAAATACGAACTGTGCGCGGTAATGTTTTTTTTGTACGCCATACTTCACAACCTATATTTTCTACAGTACAACACTCCATAGCATTCGCCTGCTCCATTTCTAAGCACTCTAGACTTTGAACAAATTGACTTGGCAAACTATGATTACGACGCTGGTCTTGCCTAATAAATTGGGCACGGTAGTACCCTACCATAAACTTTAATCGCTCCAGCAGTACAGCATCATCTGCTTTCTCTACTTGAGTTGCAATATTGTAGACGATTTCATTTAGCGTTGCCATGGTAGTTGGTTTTTATCAATTGATCGCACTACGAAATAGCCGCCAATTGCTGTAATCAAAACAGTTTCATACATCTTTACCCATATATCTCGCACCTCGTAACCAACCGACAGTGTGTCCATAACAATAAACACAATAAGGAACACTACCAATGTTGCAACAATCGCCGGTCGGATATTACGTGCCAGCCAGCTTTTACTCGATACATCTGCAGTCCATCGTTGGGTAATGTTGTTTTCCAACGAGACACGCTCTTCTTGTTCGAGCTTTTCGAATTCTAATTTTTGCTCCGGGGTTAGGCCGCTGTCTGCATGTATTAGATTCTTTACTACTCCTAAGACACCCGCATCTGGTAATGCGTCGCCTACTAAATCAAAAATCTTAGGAGCCTTCTCTTTTAGCCACGACCCGAGCTTGGTATCGCGGACTTTATCCATTACAGTTTAATTGTAAAGTTCAATAAGGTAAAAGTAAAAACTTTGCTGCTCAAGTCGACAATTACGTCAACTACAGTCAGCTTGCCAACGCGCAGTTTAAAAATAAACTTGTCGTTATGTTTATTCGGGTTGCCCCATCCATTCTGGAATTTCATCAAAGTCATTTATTTCAATTGTTACGGTACCTCCATCCGCGAGATGGTTTGCAATAGGCGGGTACACGTCAAAATACGCCTGGGTGCTATTATACAATTCAAACTCTCCTCCAGAAACTCTTTTCGGCCCATAGCCTACAAGTAAACATCCAGAAGTATGGTCGTCTGTGTTGCCGCAGTGAATTAAGATGTACTTAAAATTTGGCACATCCTGCAACTCCAGCATACCTACATGTATATCTTTAAATCTATGCGAGTACTTCTGATTATACCCGCCTACTGTACGTAGCTTTATATTATAAGTACCTGCTGGAATGCGCGTTTCGTGCATGAGTTTTTCTTCGCGGTACTCATCTTCTAAGGTAAAACAAAGATACTTTCTTTTTCCTTCACCCTCACCGGTACTCATAAATAGTGTTCCTAGTGAGCTGTCCTTGCCTGTTGCCATTCGATACAGCTCCAGCTTCATATGGGACGATTTCTTTATCATATTATTACTTTAAAGTTGGTGGTAGTCTCCGTTGGGGAAGGTGAACCTCTGTGCGTCAGAATCCCAAGTCCCTTCGTAGTGTTGACCTACTTCGTGATCATTTCCATGAATTGAATGCTCCTTGTATACGGCCAAAACGTTTTCCTTGGCCTCGTCAAAGATTTTATACGCCCCGGAGACGCAGCAGTACCATGCTGTTTGTTGTGGCATTACGATTCCTCTATAGTTATTGTATCTAAAGATAGGTCACCCCTGAAGCTGTCTGTCCCGACATATACGAAATATATGTATCTATCACCCTTATCCGTTCTTATGCTGTTCAAGCTGACGGTGATCTGTTGCCAACTCGAGGAGTTACCATTAAAATTCACAGAGCTTGGGGTGCTGGCTCCGCTACTTCTAGTCCAAGTAGTGTTGTTTGACTCATTACCGTCGTATTGACAAAGAAGCGTGGTGTTGGACGAACCGTCAGTTGTACTTGACTCAGTGCTTACATACACATAAAGAGAACCACAGTCCCTTCCATATCCATGCATGTAAAACTTAAGGTCTAAGTTGTTTGTCTGATCTGTGATTGACGCGCCTGGGTTGAACGCAGGCATCCTAGCGATGAAAACATTGTTGGTATCTAAGCTTCCAGACGTCTCGGCAAAAAGATACCTAGTGTTAGCACCAGTGTCATGGCCCCCACTACCGTTATGTGCTCCAGCTGGACCAGTCTGGTTAGATCCAGTAGCGTTTGAGTCTACACGAAAACCAGTAGCTGTTCTCGTAGAGGTAGAAAACCACCTATTGTTTGTGTCTGAACAGGCGTTTGTTCCGCTGGCCCAGTTCAAATGTGTTCCAGTAGGGGACCATCCATTACCGCTACTAGTTAGATTTACTGCCTGATTGTCAAACTCCCATTCTTGACTATACAGAGAGGTAGGCCTACCTGCAAACCTTGCAATATTAGCTATTCCCCTTCCAGATATACCAGCAACATTTGCAATAGCAACTCCCGATATAGATACTATAGAGCCTGGCATTACAACTCAATATTTTCTTGAGACGGATTAAAGTAAATAACTTTAGCAGCTACTGCATGTCCAAGAATTCGTTGATAGACATTATTGCCCGTTGGTGCAACGTCAGTTACAGACGAGTTACTTGACATAAATACCGGTGCGCCTACAGTTAAACTACCACTTTGGTTACCTACTGCAACGCAAACAAATCCTCGCAAAAGCATACCACGTGTGCTGAGGCCACCCGTGGCTATAGTCAATAAGCTGTCTTGCGCAGCTGCTGTTGTTGGCGTACCATTCGACCACCCTCCGGTACTATTAAGATAATATACCCGCCCAGCAAAAGTAGATGTACTATTTCCGTATTCTGTAATATCTGAACCCACGCCATATGTTCCAAGGGTACTAACATTAATATTAGTAGTGTCATGATAATTAGACCCGAGTATAGTCTTGCCTGGACTACTAGTTGGTGACGAACTACTACCAAGCTGTACCTGATTCGAAGCATTAACTTTAATAACGTCCAGAGTACTTGACCCTGTGTTTACTCCTATTATACCAACATTGTTCGTATCTAGGCGTATTTGGTTCCCTCCAGTAGCAAGATGCCCCCCTAACGTTGGACTGGTATCATCAGCAACTTCTGTAATACCACTTCCACCTCCAACATTAGACCAGTCAACGTACTTAATAACATTATCTGTTACGTCTTGGATCAGAACCTTATCCGTATTTTGAGGTGTGCCAATATCCAACAATGACGCGCCATCCGCAATTATTTTTTTCCAGCTTGCCATTCATCAGATATTTACGCTTTTTTATCCTCTAGTTTTTGTAGGCGCTCAAACTCCTTACCAAGCTTATCAATTAAAGATGCAACAACCGGCGCATCAGATCCTTTGATAGTAACGTTATTTACTGCTTGCTGTACAAAGTGTACTTCATTGATTCCTAGTTTCATCACTCTTGTTCTAAATGTTTCTGTAATTTCTGTACTACACTATGCAGGACTAATACGTCCTTACCATCAAATTGACTCTTAGACAGATGCCGTAAGAGAAAGTCAATCTCGCTTAAAGTTAATGAAGGTGCTTCGGAGGCTTTTGGCCTATTGCTAAGTAACGCCATTAGAAGTAGATATACAGCTCTTCCGAATTAGTCGTCGTATTGACATACATATTGCCAATTTTAGCAGAGCCACTTGGGGCACTACCGCTATCACCTCCAGCAGACGTAACAACACTCATGTAACCAAATGGGTTTAATGCAGTCATGGCTGACGTTGCTCCTGTATTTTGGATAGCCCAACGACCTTCACCGTCATCCCACCCAAAAGCAACAGTATCTGCAGCTCCTACTACAACAATACCACCATCAACATTCGCAGGAGTCTCTGCATCTGCCAATAAAATAAACTGGTCTTTGATAGTAACGTTAGTACTATCCAAAGTAGTAACTGTGCCTTGTACAGTCAAACCGGCAAACGTAGGAGAATCGCCGGTACCAAGACCAAGAGAAGTTCTTGCTGTATCGCCAGATTCAGCAACCCAGCCACCCGCACTTCCGACGATAATATTTCCGTCGGCTGCAGACAACCCTGCAATAGCGCTCAGGTCAGCGTCATAAGCCTGGACATCTGATCCTACCTCTAAACTTAACGTTGCTTGAACCTGTGCGGCAGTTTGATACGCAAATGTATTAGCACCAGACGAAACAATAAACTTGTTCGCAGCGTCTACAGTACCCAAAGTATCTAAGTCCTCAAGCACGCCATCTACGCCAATAACGAGGGTCTCATTGCTACCCTGATTTGTAGAGAAGTTTCCAATAGCGCCAATACCTGCTCCAGGGTCAAGTGTAATAAGTGCATCGTTAGCAGACGCGGTATTTGCAACCCACTGAAACTCACCATTAGTTCCGCTAGTAACATATGACAAGATATCTCCGTTTGATGGACTATTACTATCTACTAAGTCGAGTTGCGCATTACCAACAACGTCATCTCCAAGCGTAAGAGTTATTGAAGTAGTTCCCGAACCCGTTGCATCTCCAGTTATAGCGATATTTTGGTTACCAGTGAGAAACGTGTCGTTGCTAAATGCATTTGATCCTAACTGTAAAGTTCGAGTCTTTAACACATTAGTATCAGAGGTAACAACCTCGACAGAGTTTACGCCAAAGCCAGTTGACTCGTCAGCTAAGGTAGCAGTTATAGTACCTACTGATATGTCAGCGCTTTCTACAAGCACTTTTTTCCATGAAGCAGCCATGATTGATAAATTTTATTGATTGTAAAGTTAATTAAGACACGCCAAAGTACAAATTATCGCTATTATCTGCATATAACCCACCAGAAATAGCAGCTGGTGGAGCCGATTGCGTTTCAAGCTGCAAATGCCCATTCGCAACAACTGCACCGGTTCCATTAGGATCTAGTACAATATTGCCATTTGTAGTAGACGTAGTAATGACATTTGCTTGTACATCTAAATCGCCACCCAACTGCGGCGAGGTATCGTCTACTACATTAAATAATGCAGCCGTGTCAAATGTAACAACACCTCCTGCACTATAAGATAAGCTGATTTTTCCTGCTGTTCCTTTTAAGTCTAAGTCGTTTGTAGAGCCGATTTGTTTTCGCTGAGTACCGTCTGTTTTTAAGTTAAAGTACTGGTAGTTATCCTTCGTAACCCAGCTCATTGAACCTCCTGCAGTACTAGACAATACTTGTCCTCCTGTAGGATCGACAGACGGAAGCGTATATGTTTTGTTGCCGTTTAAGGAAGAAGGCGATACAAATCCAATATAGTTCGTGCCATTGGTTGATGACTCATAAAAGCGCAACGCTCCTTGACCTTGGCCTGTTGTAGATAGTATGTTAAAGTGGCCCTTGTGGTTTGTTTCCGTGCGCCCTGCGTTATCTCCCCGAATGTTAAAAACCTCAGTAAATATTTCACTTCCCGAGGTACCGGCTCCGACACCGATAGACACATCTCCTATGCCACTAGTTTCTGAAAATACTGCACGAGTGTACTTTGCAGCTTGAACAGTTGCTTCATCTGCATCAATTGCAAAATAGCTTTCGTCAGTAGCCTTTTGGTCATTATAGTAGATGCCAAGCGGACCTGTGCCTGCGCCTTTACTATACAACAACGCATCAGCAATTGCATCTAGTTCAGTAGTATGCGACTGTGTTAACGAGTCAAAGTCTGCACTAAAATCAAAATACTCTGAGCCATTTAGCGTATTAACCGTAGCCGCTGCACTAGTATTAATTGCTACTCCGGTATATGTCCTTAAGTTATCATACGGTATGTCATTAAAAAGAACTGTACCGGTTGCAGTAACTACACGAATATTATTGGTATTTACAACAGAAGCTGTTAAGTAACCATTCGCGGGCAACTGAAGCGTTTGCGCATATATGGAATGGCTAGTGCGCGTGACAGTTACACCGCTACTTATAGGGCTAACTACCACTCTACCATTTTCTACATATATCTTATACCGCGCCATAAGTTCAGCTCTTTACCTCGAATAAAATATTGTTTACAGTCACTTCTACGTTTTGATTTATGCTATGAAAGAAAATCTTGATCTCTACGTCCTCTATGTAAGTTCCAAGCGGGCTGCTGTTAAATGCCAAACTAAAGCCACTTTCTAAACTAGCCGCATGATTTTGGTAGTTGTCCGCAACAGAAATAATATTACCTGAGATATATGACGGATTACTGCTAGCAACCCACCCTACGTCACTGACAACTCCTATAGGAAACCCAACACCAGAACCATCATTTGCTATTAAACCTTGATTACCAGTTGTACCACCTGGAGACATATAATACACGCATTCTGCCTCATTACTGCTTGCAGAACTGTCAATTAATTTAACATGCATAAGTGCCCAAAGAGTATCAGGACCAGTAAACTCAACTGAAGTATTCATAGTCACATACAAATACCTATTACCCCAAATATTAGCATTTGAAGCTGATGCAGTGCACTCCTGCAATTTATATACGTTAGCCGCATTAACAGAATAGGACTCTGTGCCAAATCCGTAAATATTTCCGGCCAAGCTTAATATACCTGGGTAATTAAAAGTGGTCAGGTCTGATAGCACAAACGTCCCATTAGTACCAGAAGAGGTACTACCAGTAGATGTTACTGCAACAGTTGCAGATGTTTCGCTTCCCGACATAATGGTTCGAGCTGTAGTAAAAGAACCCGCTCCCTCATTTCCAAACCCTCCCAGCAGCAGCAATAAATCTGCAGAGGTAACTTCCCCATCACCGTTAATATCGCCTATTGTTCCTGAACCACTATCTCCTCCCTGTGCACTGGTAATCATGCCAGAGTTTACCAACTCTTGCACTAATGCTCCATTAATGGCGCCAATTGTATCTTCCCAAGAAAGCTTGCGAGTTTTATTATTCGCAGTATCAAACCCAGCTAGATAAAAATGCTCATTAGCTGTATCAATAATATCTGTAATGCCGGCAGAGTCAATAGACTCGTACATATCAAAGTCCTGAATTAATTCAGTCCACCGGCTCATAGATGCTCGGCCTGTATCCGAAGCTGTTCCTGCACCTACTACCTGTGCAAGATATGCCCCTACAGCGCCATTACCTCCATCTAACTTGTCATCTGTGGCCGTTACAATTCCTCCTTTGTCGGTGAGAAGCTTATTAGCAAAATCCGAAGCTATTGCTCCATTAGAGGTAGATGTAGCGTACGGCAAAGAAGTTGCAAAAAGAGTTCCTTGCGTTGTGCCATCAGAAGACAACAAGAGTTTTTCAGCCCCCGACCAATAAAGTTGTAATGACGTAGCAGCACTAGAAGATGCCCCGTTATAAAAGCCCACGATTGTTTGCTCATGAGCATTTATAACCGGATATGCGGAATTTACATTGTTGAGTACATCAGCTAGCTTTATCGCCATTGTCTTTTACGATAAGGTAGTCCATAGCAGCCAGAAGAATACCTGGCTCAATAGACAATTGTCCGTCATCAATAAGCGTTACCTTCTTTAAGCGGACCTTTTGATCCTCGTTTAACAGAATCTCTATTTGTGCTGTGAATTCAGCTGATAGTTCATCTGATACTAATGGATTACCTTGATCATCTACGCTAGCCTTTTCCCGTAAGGAGTCAATGAATTTGCTACGTGACTTTTGAAATAAGTCAATTATCGGTTCTAGCTTAGAAATATTCTGTGCAATCATCCAACTGCTTTTCAGAGGCAAGTTCATTGCGCTCAATTTCTGAAAGGCCTGATAGACCTCTAGGCATTCTTTTAAAGTCATAAGATTAAAATTTTAATGACTCAAATATAGGCAATTAGCCTATGACAATAATGTCGTATACCTCATTCTCTGTAGTTTGTCCTACAGTTACTCGAATAGAATCACCATCTATGATTTCATATTTGCAGTATACCGGTATTGGTGTATTGAGCGGGTCTTTAATGGCGACTACATAAACACTTTGTGTATTTAAATTGTGCTGTACAACATAGCCATTTAATGCTCCAATTTCAGGAGCATAGTTTTCAGAGGAGCCACCGTCTGTTGCCCAAGTAGATATTGTAATACGGCATTTTGCAACCGCTCCTAAAGAACGTGTAGAGCTTTCGTTTGCATATTCTGTATCAGTAGAAGAGTTATCACCGTTACCCTGACTAGTCGGGCTTACAGTATCAGATTTCGTAAACTTCAATGACTTGACGTTATCAGCAGAAGCAATTGCACCGGTTGTGCTATCCGTATAGCGTGTAAACTTGAACACGTCATTAGTGCCATCATAGTGAAAAGCTGCATACCCATCTAAAGTATCTGCTGCACCAGTACTCCGCCCAAAGTGTAATCCTGAGTTAGTGGTATAATCATTGTTTCCTGTTCCAGACACATTTAAGTCGAGGTAAGTGTCTTCAAATTGTACAACAGTAGACGTTGTAGATACAAAGTCTCCTTGCACTGTGAGAGAGCCAGTAATAGAAACATCCGCAGCAGTCACCGTACCTGTAAATGACGGACTTAGAGAGAACACCAAAGACCCGGTACCGGTTCCATCACTGATAACACTCGCAAGTGCTGAAGATGTGGTAGTTGCAAAATCACCAAGGTCATTTTCTAGTAAAGCTACCGTGCCTGTAGCATTAGGCAATGTAATTGTGCGATCTGCAGTAGGATCAGTAACCGCCAGTGATGTTTCATACACATTATCTGTTGCACCTTCAAATATCAAGGGCGTAGCTCCTGCAATTGTAGAACCTCCGGCTAGAGCAACATATAAACCACTAGCAGCCGCATTCTCCACTTGATCTAAACCTACATCATTTGCTGACGTGTTAGAATTTAAAAGACTAGTGATAGCCGTTAATCCAGTACCGCCGTTAGCTACCGGCAACGTGCCTGTTACATCAGTCTCTAAGTCAACCTGGTCAAAAGTAAAAGCTTGAGTGCCAGAATTGAAGCTAACAAAGCTTACGGCATTACTCTCGGTAGATGAAACCGCATCGTGATCAGTAGTATTCGTGTCTACCCATGGAACGTTTACAACCGCTTGTCCATTACCATTGAACTGAATACCATATGTCCGGTTTGAGGTAGTTGAAACGCTTTCAGCCGCTGTAGTCTGCGTAGTAGCATCGAACAACTTCAGTCCGCCTAAAACCGAATCGGTAGCAGCGGCTAATGCGCTACCTACACCAAACCCGCCAACATAGCGGTACCCCTTAATGTATACTACATCAGTACCTGCAATGCTACTGGTTAATGCTTCCGACCCTCCTAAAGTCCCAGTTTCGTCTTCATTTGCCCAGTACAGAATACCGGCCTGATAATCAAAAAACCAAGTAGCAGAAGCAACTCCAGGATTAACGCGGAAAACACTAGCACCTGTACCACTTCCATTAGTGCCTCCAATAGATGTTGCAGTAGCGTCCTCACCATTCCAACCGCTAGGGCCTACATAAAGCTCTACGGTATACAAACCACTAAACTCAGAAGGTATCCAGTCAGTTAAAGGATTGCTACTACCATCTACACATTGCCATGCTCGCTTGAACTGACTAATATTAGTATCTGTACTAGTAGAAGCAGCCTCACATTCCACAACGGCAGAACCAGTATATACACCAACAATTGAGGTTGTCGTAGATGGCGGTGTAGCTGGAATACTGCCTGCATCCTTCCATACCTTATCGCCTCGAAGTAATAAAGGTGACGCAATAGATTCCCCAAATCCATCGCGGTTTTCGGAAGTATCAGTCTTAGTTTTCCCAAAGGCGACTTTCTTTAACAGTAAGTCTACTTTTTCCTCAATTGAAAATGACATAGCGTAAGAGTATTAATGGGAATTCATAAATTAGTTTGTAAAGAATCCAAGCTGTTGGATTTGCTCGGAAGCTGCTTGTTTGATGCGCACATAAAGATGACTGCCATTACCCCAAGCACCTGTTCCCGCAGTAATGGTCAGCGTTTTTAACGTGCTGTGGTTCCCATCAAAGGAATCGCCATCACCACACCCGTCTACTTGTACCCCATTAGCATCAGTTTGAGATGCTTGAGCCATACAGTCCAGCCAACCGTCAGTTGCAGAATTGGCACTTTCTAAACTTGCGTTACCTGCAGACGTATCGTATTGCTTAACCCAAAATCCAGTAAACGTGCCCTTTACCTTGATTTTTATTTTTTGCGCAGGATTACTTGTATTCAACGGAATTTTCCAAGTACAATACTGAGCAGTACTACTATTACGAGAAGTCAAATTTGTGCCACCTACTTGAGATGGAATTTGCACAGCACTGAAATCAGATGTACTGTGATTCAGCCCAGTGTACAAAACAATCGCATCTTGAGCATCTAATGATAGACCTGAAGTACCATTACCGTATTGATTGCTCCACGCTCCCCAAGTACCTACTGCACCATCTGGATTATCCGTGTACGATTCGCTACTTGTTTCTCCCACACGTTCACCATTACCATTAATACCGGAGTAAATGTCGTCCTCAAGAACATACAGATTTGAATCACTTTGAGTTCTACTTGCCCATATAAGTAATACTTTTCCAGTTCCTGAAAACGAGACATTGTCAGCGTTACCATACATAGACTTAAAATCATACTTAGGCTTCGCGGTAGAACCCACTACATAAAGACCAGTATAAGAACCCATTGAAACATTTTCAGACATACTATATGCTGCCAAACCTGCAGAAACACTCGTATTAGATGTAACATCTGGATGATCATCATACTGCAGTGTTGGTCCGGCTGCAAAAGGAGCGCTCGCTTCACCTACTGCAAAATTGTAATTTGTAGGACTATCTGCTACCGCTCCATATAAGCTTACACCTGAAGGAACAATGTTGTTTACTGTTGCAGTAATTGGCATACTAAAGTTTGTATTACCTAAGTATTTTAGACCGCTACTGTAGTAATAAGCAAAATTAGTGTCTTCATTGAGAGTACTCGTATTAACCAATGTATTAGTTGCAAGAATATTAGCAGCATCAGGTTGATACCAAAATTCTTTTGTAACAGACTGAGATACACTAGCATCACTAAAAGTTAGTTTGTGATATCCCGTGTCTAACGTACCTGAAAAAGCATATGCAAAAGAACTGATGCCTGTGTAGAAATTCGCAGAGTCCCCTGATGTTGGAAACCCGCCTGTAGTTTTCGACAGTGTTAATGAACTTGTTGTAGCTGTACTATCAACAGCAGCCAAATCAACAGTTATATCTGATCCCTGACCTAACAAAACAAGTTTAGCTGCTTCAACACTACAATCATTTGTAGGGTCTATATCAACCGAAAATGTCGAAATAGTTGAACTCGTAATATAATCAACTGTAGTGCCTGCAGAAGGGGCGCCACTTATGCCGTTTGCGTCTGCATTCGACGTTGTTTTATTTTGTAGCTGCGTGCCAAAATCGAAAAAATTTCCGACTGCAAAATCATTCCCTGCCCCTTGAATCTGAGTTGCAAGAGTTTTAGGCGCAGTAGGTACTAGTGCCCCAAGAGTCTCATTTAATAAATCGATAGCATCAGCTATTGTAGTAGTGTCACTCAACGTGACCGCAGGGCTGTCCGCAGTCCAACTGGAATCAGACGGTGCGCCTAACAATCCGCTACCTCCACCAGCTTGTTCTTGCCAAGACGTTCCATCGTGATCATCCCATTGATTCGTGCCGTTGGTGAGCGTAGAACTGGTATACACATACAATGCTCCAGTATCCTTAGCCACAGCAATGGTACCTTCTGCTCGCTTATTAATAGGCACATTCTGTAATTGCTGTTGTGACCATGTAGATACATAAATAACTCCTTTAACGTCATTTGCAGTACCGTCAACAATTGGATAGTCCGTGTTCTGGTTCTCCAGAGTATCGCCAAATTTAATCGCCATATCAGTGGGTAATTGTAAGTTTTAATGCAACGTCTGAATCAAACGCCCCGGTTTGATTGCTTCGATAAACTTTGTAAGTAGGGCTTGCTGTACCTACTATGTAACTATAGTAGTTACCTCCGTTGTTGCTTTCAATAAAGCTTTCTGTGTAATCCGCTACACCGACCCCACCGACCTCAGCCGTCACCTCAGACAAAGTTGCAGCACTTGGAATTAAAATCCAAGTATAGTTAGAGGTATTTGCAGTGCCTGTATCGCAGTTTACAGTAATACTATTGGTGCCAGATGGAGCCAAAGACAGGGTACTCAATGGAGTACTTACTGCACTATTTAACAGTGAAGACATTCCTGAAATAGTAGATGCCGGAGACGATATTACATACATACGATGACGGTAATAAGCGTACACATTCTTTGTAAAAGAAATCGCAGCGCTGTTACCATCATTTCCTAAGTATGCCGCTGTAATAACGAAACTGCGCGTTGCTGGCACAATTAATCCCGAGGGTGTATAGTTTAACTGCGCGTTATACGGCATATCGTTAGCCGACAGCTCATCAATATCAAAGGTGAATGTTTGATTAGGTTGAACTGTCAAATCGGTAACCGTGACATCGGTAGCCGGATCAACATTTTCAGGATTAGACCAGGTAATATTGATTGAAGATATTGTTGGCTGTAACCCGCACTCAATCAAGAGCGACTCTCCATCTGATTGTGCAGCACCTGTAGCAGACCAGCTAATCGCCGCAAACGTAGGCTCAAAGAAAGGACTAATTAAGTCTCGTACAATAGTTTCAAGAGTCGTGCCCGCACTATATGTTCCTCCGGATAACGCATCTCCAATGGTGTTCGTAACATCAATAGCTCCACTAATAGTAGCATTACCTACTGCTCGCGTAAGAGCATTTACCGTTACTGTATTCTTTTTTTCAGTAACAGTAACAGAATTTGTAGTAGAGTGAATCTCTACTACATTACGCGCCGGTTCAGTTATAATTACTTGAGCAGGCATTACTCGGACACTTGCGGTTTGATTTTAAACTTACCCTCTAGTAGCCGTTCTACATTATCCCCAGAGTCTACAAGCTCTAAATCATACACACCCTGGTTGAACGTAAAATTGGTTGTTGTGCTATCTGCAATAGTTAGCGTAAATACGCCCTCATCACTTCCGGTTTGCGTAGGTATAGTAAAGTCTTGTGCATAGCCGCTATCTGCGGTAGAGTCGCTAGTTGCCCGATAAACATAAGTCGTATCTGTAATGTGATCTTTTACAGACATTCTTACCCGGTAACCAGTTAAGGATTGGTAGTTACCATTAGCGAGCTTGTAACGAAAGCTCACTTCATGCTGTGAACCTTGCTCAATAATAAAATTGTACTTGCCTGCAGCCATTATGATAGCACATATTCAAAGACATTGGGTTTCCCCTGTCCGTTATTGATAATTACGGTATAACCAGCTGAACTATTCCAGCCGTTGCTTTCACTATAAAAGTTGCCAGTAAATAAAGGAGCTACAGACAGCTGTCGATAGTTTGCTTGATCTACTTGCTTTTCTTCAATAGTTCGGTAAACGCGCTTTCCTTTCCTTGCATGCCAATGTCCGCCAAGCATTACGTTATACACGCCTTGACGCCCATGCTCCCAGAAAACTTTGCCTATGTCACCTTTAGCTATACCCTGATGGTTGTGCGTTAAGACATAGTATATGCTGTCAATCTCTACTCCCAAAAGTACTGCATTATGCCTAACATCCAACGGTGTGTTTTCTCGCAGCATAAATGCTAGTAACCCTGCTACAGACCCGTAGGGGTCTCCTTCAATCTTTTGACTGACGCGGTCGTGGTTGCCACTGACAATGTAAACCCCACACACATTATCTAATGAAGTGAGAAAACGACGAATAATAGTGTAAGCCAGGATAACAACATTAGTACCGTGGGCACCGTATTCGAGTTCCTGCCAAGTCGTCTGATGGTTGATTCCAGTAAAGCTTTCAATGAAATCACCCAATAAACAAACATATACCTCATCATAGTTCTCTTGGTTAATACAGCTAGCGACTTCCTGTAATCGGCGTACAACGGTTTTGACGTCAAACGCAGGGGTGTTCCCCATTGCCTGAACCTTTGCGCCAATATGAAAATCGGACAAAGCTAATACAGCAGTATTACTTCCAGCTTTCCTATTGATGGTAAATCCATCTAATGTCTCACGTAGCTCCTCAAGAACATCGCGTACATCGACAGATTGCTGCCGTCGTTTAAGTTGCAGCTTTACTTGGTACAAAGTAACTGTACCGGTCTTTGTTTGAGCTTCCCAGCTGTTACAAGAATAGCGATCTACTTCCCACTGCTCTACATCAACTTTGAAGTATTCTAGAGCATCAGATAATGTATGAATCTCTTTTTGACCTTTGTACGTATACACTGCAGTGTTTGCATTGCTATCACGTACTTCTTCTTTCTTTTGCGTTCTACACTTAGCTATATGTCGCCTAATTGTACGATGGGAATACTCAATTTCGTCATTATCTTCTAGTATCAAAGACGCTAACGCCCGGTCACTCATATCGCCACATGATTTTACATATTGACGTACGAGTTCCTGTATTGAGTTATCCATTTTACATTATGCTTCGTAAATAAATATTCGGAATCTTATAGAATCTGTACCCGTAAGAGAACCACTTACAGGTGTAATATCGTAAGAATTTACTGGAGTTGTACTACTAGTTACTACGAATACATTGCTGGGAGCACTTACCTCTGCAGCATAAATGTTTATTGTATAGTCGGAAAGAGTAACTGTATTTGGGAATGTGAGATTCAATGTAATCGTATCATCATCTGCGGTATAGTACTGATCGTTTGCGCTATTAATTTGATATGCAGCGGTCACACCCAAAGTATCATAGTCTACTGTACCTGTGTCATTTTCAAATGAAATAAACACTGCATTTTTTGGCGTAAAGCTGAGGTAAGACGTTTTGAAATACACGTCTTTGTCATACCCATCTGGCAGTGAAATAATCTTTTCTACAGCATTATTTTCGCCTACAAGTGCACTGTCTGTTTGCACAGCATCCCCACCTAGCTCAAGGTCGCTGGTTGCATAAGAATCAATCTGAATGAAGCTACCGGTAGCAACTACATCATTACTAGAATCATCAGCAAATGTTATAGTGATATTTTCTCCTTCATTAAAGGAGGCATTATTCGTTATTGAAGCAGTTGTACCGATTGCACTATGTCGCCCGATACTAGCTGTATTAAAGGCATTATCAATAGACGCAATAATTAATATTGGATTATTGAAATCCGCAGATATAGGCAGGGTTCCCGAAAAAGAACCATCTGCATTTAAGTCTTGTGCTGTAGGAGCATATGTCTGTAACCCACTAGAATTAGATGCTATGTTTGGAGTGCCATCACTGTCGTGAACCACAAATCGCCACTCTACCTTATCTAAGGTTTTCGCAGACCCTTCGCTGTTAGTCCCAAAAGTATATGCGGTGCCAGTTGGTGTAACGGTAAACGGGATACTACCATTTACACCTTGGTAGTAGTATGTATTACCTAATGTAACAGTGGCAAAATTGGTAAATTTATTTCTGAATGACGTCGCATAAATAGTCAACCCATTTAGTAAGTCAAATTGCGAAACTATGCCGTTTTTATCAGCATCTCCTATTCCAAATTGCGAACCGTCATTAGACTCATATAACGTAATGCCATATGTTGAATCTGGCTGCAATGTATACGTAGTTGTATCAATCGTCAATGCATGGTACCCGAAGGCCACACTATTTGACGCTGTGTTCGTCAACGCGGACGTAACTGTAATATTGCCAGTTACTGAGGCTGGCACAGTAAAACTAAATGACGCGGTATTGTTACCATCAGCGGTAACAGTGTATTCCTGATCCCCAAAATAGAGCGTTATTTCTTGCCCAGAAATAACAATATTAGAATTCAAAGGAATAATATCAATAGCTATTACCGTTACACCTGGGGAATATGTAGTTGGAGCACCCGCATCCGCTTGAGTAGCAAACCCGTTGACATAAGTAATTGTAAAGTACGGGTCTGGATAAACATAGTTTTCGAACCCAGGGAACGGAAAGCTATCAAGAAAAGAAGAGTTTAGCTGATACTGCAAAATATTTGCAAAGTAATCCGCTCGTAAACACGTCCGCTCTAAGTCATACTTAATGCGGTTCAAATAAACTTCAGAGTCCTCACTAAGCGTGTCAATTAACGCGGAAAGAAAATCTGCAGTAGTCTCGTAGTTCGAAGAGTTTACAATCATAATTAGCAGCCGCAAATACAAGAACACCCAGTTCCTGTACAAATGTTAGACATAGAGGTCACCTTATTGGCTGCTTCAGTATAGCGACCTTCGTTAATGTCTAACTGAGCACCCTGTCGCAAAACCACAAGTTCTTGCAGAATGACAAGCTGTTTCTTTTCCTTACACTTCGTACAGCTACTTGCAATATAGTCTGCAAGCTTTTTTGATATACACGCGTCAATTACCGGTATGTGTAAGAAATGCTCGGCAAAAGCGTAGTTAGTAGAAGAGATATCGAAATCTACTTCTAGTTTGTATACCCCATCCCTGAAAGTTAAACCGGTTTCAGCTGTTACATCCGCCGGTTCAACAATCAGTGGGTAGGACCAAGGGTTAGTCAAAGAATAGCTACCAAGCGTACCTGCGTCAGCTGCATCCGTTAGGAGAGCTTCCTCATTATACGCACCAACACACTCAATACTAACGGTAAGGTTAGTACGTGCTGTTGAGTTTGGTAAATGATCCGTTAAATAGAAATTACCATCAACAGTTTGTATGCGCCAGTATCCTGTAGCCATTATTCAATCTGTATTACAATGCTAAGAGAGTATCAAAGTCCGCATTTAACGTAGTATTCGCACTAGGGATGTAAATCAAAATCTCGTGTACATCTTGACGCATACCTACAGTCTTCTCCAACATAATAGAGAAAGCCTGGTATGTCTTACCAGGAGTTACAGCTGCAGGCTTTACTACGTTAGGACCAGCGATGTTGGTTACACCTTGAATAGGCAATGCAGCTTGAACAGCAGCGTCTACTTCAGCAGGCGTACCAAATGGCAACACAGGCGCTGTGCTTTGAGTCACTGCAGATGAAGCATCATTTGAAGCACCACGGAAGATTTTACCGACAGGAATAGTGATGTCAATAATAGTGGCGTCAGAGCCATTTTCAGCAGCCTCAACATCTGCAAAAACGTCTCGGGTTGAAGCATTAATTGCAAGTACCAACTGATCTACAGCAGCAGCATTATTTGCTGCGCCAACTGCTTCAAAAGTAGCAATCGCAAACTTTTCACGGCCATCTGTAACATCAATCAACTTGATAAACGCAGAACCATCAGATTGAATTACAGGAGTTACCTGCAATACTTGAGAGGTACCAGCGGCATATGCTTTGTTCGCAGCTTTCTTGATATCTGCACCTTGGAAGCGAATAGAAGAGCCTTCTCCAGTAAAGAACTGGTAAGACTTTGTATCTACAGCAGCAGCCCAAGAAGAACTAGCGGTCATGGTATCATCTACAGCAAGCAACAACAAGCCTGAACCAGCGGTGGTGGAAGTGGCGGCAGCGTCATTAGACACTAATACGGTTTTCGTATAAGACATTTTATTTAAGTATTAAGGGATTATGCGGCGATTGTAGCAGTTCCTTCAGTTGTTGCAGCAGCACTTACATTACCAGCAGGATCTGTCAAAACAGCTTTAGCGGTAAGTGTAACACTCTCTGTATACAAATCAGAAGTAGCTGCAGCGATTTGGAAGGTTTCTGTTGCGGTTGCAACAGTAAAGGATTCAGTAACATCTACTTCACTACCACTAGACACGATAGTAATAGCGATAGTAGCTCCTATTTCTGCTCCTGCTACTTTAACGAAGATGTCAGCAGCAGCAGCAATGCTAAATTCGCTTGCAGCAGTACCAGCTGAATCAGATGCAAATGCAGTGCTCGTTACAGCAGTTGGTGCAGTTACATCAGCAACATTAAGACCGAGAAGGTTTTGAATAGCATTTACAGTCTTTTGACCGTTTGCTTCGTCATCTGCAATCAAAATCTTGATGGTTTCAAATACAATGCGACGGCCAACTGTTTTACGCAGCTCAATAGTATAGATACCATAATCTTGATTAGCTGCAGTAGACGTCTCCGGAACCACAATTGGAAAACCATACTGGTTGTATGCGCCTTGTGTAATAAAGCCAGACTTCTCTAAAGCTTGTGCTTGAGTCAAAGATCCTCGCTTGTCAATAGCACTGCCCAGCGTAATAGTCACATCATCGTTTGCGCTCACCAAGACATCAGAGTTATTATCCTGAGCTGCAACACTTAATTGCAAAACATCACTGACAATAGTAAGGCTAACATTACTGAACTCAGATAAATCTGCGGCTACACGTGCATCAAACTCAGCCTTTAATTGCGTCAACGTTTCTCCGCTAAAGGTTTCGCTGTCGTTTGTGCCAATACCATCACGGCGCTCCAGTCGCAAAAACAATTGCCCTCCTACAGCAACTGCACTAGCGTAGTCCAAAGAATAAGAACCTGCAGTACCTGCATTGCCCGCTTGGTAGTGAGCGGCAGCAATATCTGCAAGCTTAAACTCGCTAGATCCCATAACAGATACACTTCCATTGCTCATCGTAGTAGCACCACTAAGCTTAATTAGTTGGTCTGCAGTAGTGTTTGTAAGATTACCTGCTGCAAAAGCACCATCCCGCTGCACCATCAATTTCCCGCTTGATGCAGAATCTGCCACAGTAGTTGCTGTAATGTTTGCTTGAGTAGTGGAGCCATCTTGGGCTTCTACCACGATAGTTGTAATAAGATTATGCATCTTTATTCAGATTGTTGTTGTTCAATAGAAGTGGTTTGATATCGAGGTGACTCTATTGCCTCGATGATGCTCTTCACCGCGATGTCAATAATCTCGTGGTGCGTGTGTTCTGCTAACTCGCAGTCAATGCTCGAAGATAAGGTGATTTGCACTGGCTGCCTAAGGTAATCTAAGTATAATGTTTCTAATATAAACTTTTCGCTATCCTGATACACCCGAACCTCATCATCAAAAATGATTGCCAAAGGGTAATCCGGTTTAGTTTTTCCAAATGGATTCTGCTGCATAGCGTATACTTTATCCTGCTCTACGATACGTACATCACGTGTTGTAGACGGAGAGTCAGACGTCACTGGATTACCGCAGTGGTCTACATACATCTTGACCCGCGCATTAACTAAAAACATATAGTCAATGGGCAGGTCAAAATTGATGAATTCCGGTGCAGTAGATGCTACCACACTGTCTTCATAATCTGAAGTAATAATGAGCCGCAAGTCGTCCAGGCGTTTAGTGGTTTCACTAAAGCCTAGACGCTTGGGATCACTTACTTTACCGAGACGCTGTTTTATAAATCGTTCCTGAGCGCGGTTTAACCAAAAGTCAACTTCTTCAGGAAGGAAATAATCATAAACCGAGGAAGCTACTTTTTGTAACCCCTGGTCTACTGCATAGTGCATCTCTTGAACGGTCATATCATGCGAAAGCCTTTAGCTTGGCTTTTAACGCCGTCAGTACATTAGAATTTTTCTTGTCTTTCAGGAAGATGACGGCTTCTTCCATCGAGTCACCTAGGACAATGTCTCCATCTAAAATACTATTGCCAACTCGACGCAAGGCCTCAAGAGATAGCGACTGATTAATTAATGCAGTCATCTCTAAATTCTTATCGGTACAAATATCGATAAAGTACTCAGGATTATCTTCTTGCAACTCTTCTAACTGCAAGTCTTTTTCATCCTTTGCAAGCTTAGCAGGATTGTATCCATAAACATGAAGAACCATATCCATACGGTCTTCGTTATCGCTAAGCTTGATGTACTCTTTGTACGCTTTCTTTCGTAGGACAAGATCTGCAGAAGCCTGCATCAACTCTTTGCGTCCATCCGAAATATAATATTTCAAACGCTTATTGCCATCAAGTTCGTCTTCTTCTTTAGCTACATATGGATGAGCCAATAAGAACTTGTACTTGACGTAATCAATAACGCTTAACGGATGACCTCCGTCGTCCAGACCAACTTCTAAATCTAAACCGGCCATCGGTACTTCAACTGTTAAGTTCAAGTAGTACTCTTTGCAAGCACGGCCAAATTCAGCATCTGTCGGACTAATGCCAATAATTTCAGGTAAATACTGCTTCTGTTCTGCAAAGTTCAAGCCTTTTACAATATCGCCAGAAGCTGTAAAAACAGATCCAATTTTACGCTTGGACTCGGCGTAGATTTCGTCGGGCAGATTAGTGTAGTTTGGCCGACGATTAACGGTGATTAAATGTGATGACATATCTATTTTATCTAGTGAATTTCTATTAGAAGAAAAGGGGGAGGTTTTTCTGCCTCCCCCTTAGCTTAACCAAAACCTATCTTACGACTTGGTGCATTCCAAGTGTAGACAGTTTGTAGCGCGACGGATAGCAACACCACACTCCTTCATGAAGTGTACTGCAGAACCGTCAACGTCAGTAGCGCGGAGAGCGTTACCGCCGAATCCTGGAGGTACAGATGCACCTGCAACAGCCCAACGGACTAACTCACGACCCTTACGGGAGATGTACTGAACGTTTTGCTCACCATCGTATGTGCTCATATCGAGGAAAACCATGCGGTATGATTCCATTGGCAAACCAGTTACTGGATGACGATCTGCGTTCAACGCACGTGCTCCGTGATCAAACAGAGGCAAGTGACGTACCGTGATTACGTGACCGTCAATGTGCTGGTAAGAAGTAAAGAAGCCACCGAGTTGGAGGTTTCGACCGCTACCAGAAATGAACGAATTCGGGTCAGTATTCTTGATGTACGTACCGTTAGAAATCTCAGACTTCATCGCGTTGTCGAACTCTTCCATACCACCGATACCGGTAAACAACACGATGTTCATCTGCTGAGCATCAGTAGCGCCATACAAAGCGTCACGAACAACAGACTTAATCTTAGATGCAGTCAAAGAAGAGTAAGTGTCAACGTTAGGAATCTGCTCGAGGACACCAGAACCCAAAGTAATTGGCTTACCGTTATCGTCCTTCAAGTGAATAAGACCGTTAGCGTCACGGTTGTACTGAGAGTACCACAATGCGTATTCAGTCTCTTCCTTCCAACGCAACATATGCTGATACTCCTCAAAGTCGTACCACAAGTTAGTTGAACGACCACCAACATTGAATTCGAAGTTCACAATACGGTCAGGCATGTTACCCTCGTATGCGTAAGACTTACGAATCAAGCTGATTTGGTTACGCATCTTAGAAGGTGCAACCCAGTGGCTTTCGTTACCGCGAGATCCGCTCATTGCAGCCGGAGCGTACAACTGAACAAACATCTTGTTTACGAAATCAGTAGAGCCTACACCCGTACCGTCAGCAGCAACCAACTGAACGCTGTACTCATAACCACCAGCAACTGCTTGTGGGTCATCCATAACACGAACCTGAGTTCCGTCAGGAGCCTCCAAGATGTATTGGCGTACAAACCAACGCTCTGGAAAAGTCAACTTAATACGAGTGTGGTTACCACCAGTACCAGATTGAGCAGTACACTCAACAGCCTTGTTCAGACGACCCATAACTGGGTAATCGTACTCAACGTCATTGATGTATTTAGTTGCACCCATACCTTCTGTCAAGAAAGAAAGCGGGAAACGCTTGTCTTCTTGGCCAGACAAATGAGTGATTACAGGGGACAACACATCTGGTTGAGTGAGGAGAGCAGCAGCTAAGCTATTCTCATCAGTCATCGATGCGCTGTTAAAAGTGTCTTCGTATAAACGAAGCTTTTTAATGTTGTCAGCAGACATGATAAAGAAAATTATTAAGGGTTATAGTAAATCTTTCAATGATGGTAACTTCTTCGGCGCTTTATAAGAGGTCTGTCCTCCCTTCATGCGCTTTGCTGCTGTATTATTTCGTTGTAGCTTTTGCTTAAGGTTTTGAGCCTTAGCTGTATTTGCTGAGTTTGCTACAAGCTTATTGAGGTCGAAATTCTTCCACAACAAGTACTCCATAGCAACCTGTGTTTCAATATTCATAGACTGACGATCAATCAGTCGTTGCGTGTTTCCTTGGTTATCAACTGCCTCACTCATCCAACCAAAAAACTTCTTGCGGTCTGCTGCAGGAATTTCAAAATCTCGAACTCGACCGGTATCAATGGTAGACTTAATGTTTGTCCACTGTTCCTGTACCTGATGTTGACGCGCTTGCGCTTCTTTCTGTTGCTGCTCCATAATAGTAGCCGCTTCTCGCTCTTGCATCGTTTTGAGCTTACCTAAACTGCGCGTAGCATGCCGTTCTAGGATACCCGCATCTACATACTCTTGTACTGTCTCCTTGGCCTCATCGTCAGTATATCCATTACGACGTAGAAACTCTTGCACTACTGCACGTTGCGTTCCTACATCTTCAGCATCAATATCAATAGAACCATAGTCTACCTGAGGTGCTGTAGCCTGGAAATACTTTTTAGGGTCGCCTCCGTTATATCGGTACTGCAAATACTGCTCAACATCTGGATACTGTCCGAAAACTGAATCCAACTGCTCTTTAGCTATTTCGTTAGCGACTGTTTGAGTAAATGCTACAACACCGTCATAGTCTTCCTCAAAATCGCCCTCTACCTCATAGCCAAACTTAGAGCGAAGTACATCAATTACACTTGTGTCATCCCCAGTTTGTTCAGACGTTTCCTCAGAAACCGGTTCTGTATCCACTTCATCTACCTCTGTACCTGCTTCTGCAACAGGTTCTTCAACCGTTGTGTCTTCTTGTACAGGTTCTTCAACTTGTGGTTCAGCTACAGCTTCTTCTACTGTTTCTGTCTCAGGCTCCGGGATGTTTGACGGAGCCTCATCATTAAGCAAATTAGCTACACTAACCTGACTTAAATCGAGTGATTTTTCTTCTCCCATTATTACAAAAGTATTTGATATACCGAATTATATGACGTTTTTACGTTAAAGTTTAATTTCTTTATTAATATCAACTTTTTTGCTTCTGGACATTCACTTTTTCACGCTCAATTTCTAGTCGTGCCTTGTCAATCTCGTCTTTTCGGCCATTGCCATCCGCATCAGATGATATCTTTCCAGCTAAGTCCATCTTCTTAAGTTCAAGCTTCAATACACGGTCGCGTTCGTTTTGATCTGCGTCAAATGCTTGCTCTTGTTGCTTCATTTGCGCCTGTGCTTGAGATTGTGCTTGTATTGCTTGTTGCTGAGCTTGTTGCTGAGCTTGTTCCATTTCTTTTTGCTTGACATCTACGTCTGCCAGCAATTTCTTGATTTTACTGAAGTTGTTGCTGTCAAGAATTTCTGCAATCGTACCTGGCTGCTGACCATTCTGGGCAAATGCCATAGTTAATTGTTTCATCTGACTTAGCTTGTCTTGCTCACGGCTATTGTTCTTCACAAATACACCATATTCCGCTTCTTGGTACTCCAATGGGTCGATATTAATCAATGCTGTGCGCAAATCAGACGTTACATATGTCATTTTCTTGCCTTCACGCCATGCAACCTTACTAACATCAATTAATCCGTTGTATTCGCGCTCCATAAAAGTTTCAAACTTGCGGAATAGCTCTTCGCTAATTACTGACGACTGGAAAATTGCGCGTTCTGTTACGCCCACACCGTCAGAAGTTTTTACTTGACCCTTACGCTGGCGACTTACACCAATCATTTCTTCCCACTCAGCCTTAATTGCCTGCAACAATTGGAACTGACTAGCGATATACTGACCAAGCGACATATCCAGTACTTGGAACTGATTAAAGGTCACGCGTTCGCCGCTACGTCCCTCTGCAGTAGAGTCAATGAACGCAAAGCCCATAGCATCTGCGTAGTACATAAACTTCTCTTCGTCCCAACCGTGGCGCTTAGGAATGGTATTCATTTCCATAAGCATAATCTTGTCTTTGTTCTTGGCAATAGACAGCTCTAACCGGTAATGAAATACATTGTATAACACCTGATAAGCCAAGCCCATGCTAACCACGCTGATATTATCAGAATGCCTGTTGCTATACACACGGCCATTGTAAGGCAGCTTGCATACTGAGATATTGTTCATCTCATTGCGCTGGACATTATGAGGTTGCGCAGACACAAAAATGCTGTTATCAATCTGATATCCTTCCCACACCTCGTTTACCCAGTAGTATTTTATTTCCTCGTCTTCGTCTTTTTTGTAGGTCTCATCAACAACCATTTCCTGTTCCTGACCTAAGTCATCTACATACTTCAAAATACCTACACGGCTAAACGACTTCCAGCAGACGTGCATGACTTCAACCATACGATCCGACTCGTCGTCTTCAGCCTTGTTAATGAACATACTCTGCACCCCACCATAACCATCACGTGCTTTATCTGTAGGCATTTCTAGCTGGTCAATGTCTTTTGGTGACAGCACATCGTAGAAACGGTCGACTACTTGGTTGACGCTCATAATTTGACGGCGTACTACCCAGTCAGCGTCCTCAATGTATTCTACATCCGGTCCCTTCTCGTAGTCAATATCCAACGGCGATACGACATCAAAGTCAACATCGTTCATGCTTACATCTTTGTAGGTGTAGCACTCCCCAGCTACAAGCCAATCAAAGAATAGCTTTTGCATCTTGTCCTCCAAGTGCAGCCAGTCAAATAAATAGTTCAGTACCTCTTGTCCTATAATTGCTCGTGAATCGCGATAGCTATTAAGTACCTGTTCCATAAACTCATCAGCTACCGGCATCTCTTCAGATGGCTGACCGGTATCTAACCCTTGTTCATTAGCTTCGTTTACAAATACCTGTTCTAGATACTCACGGTATTTCTCTTGACGATACTTATCGAACCGTGACTGTATATCCGCATTACGGACAACTACTTGATACGCTAGTGGACGCTTTGCTTTCTCGCCCAGCAACAAATCCACTATAGGTTTTATGATGTTGTAGTTGCGCAGACGTGCAGGAAAGTTCTTCTTTGCCCAAGCCTCCGAGTTATAGGGATTAGTTACATAATTGTAATCTGCCTCACGAATGTTACCATTGTACGCTTCGTAATACGTCTGTAACGTATGCTTCGTGCTAGTACTGAATGAAGAACGGTTGATAAATGCACGTATGCATTCTTTTGTCCACTCTTGGGTCTTACGTGACCGGGGTATTTTTTGTTTAGGTATTTGGAACATACGAAGTCGTTTTATGCGAAGAAGGCTCGATCAAAAAAAGAATCACTTGATGCTTGCTCTACAATCTGTACTTCTTTTGTATGCAAGTCCTTCAAATGGAACATGCCTACTAACATTGCTGATACCCGGTCAAAGTTACCCCGCCGGTTATACTTGACAAGCTCGTCAATAAGAGCTATATCATATATGTAGTGAAGATTGAGTTTTGTTTCTCCCTCTTCGGTTGTTGTTCGTTTGGTTTTAAGCCAATCTCTTAAGTATATTTCTGCTTGTCCTTTGCGCTCTTTGCTACCCATACTCATACCGTAGTTACGGCCTAGTTTTCTGATGCGCACATTATCTGACTTATCAAATATCTCAACCTCTGGCATGAGATAATTCATAAGCTTATACCGTTTTGCAAAAGGAATAACCTCACCTCGGTCGTTTTCAAATCCGATCTTTGCATTGTAGTACTTTGACAACAAAAATAAATTATTGTTGTATTCATCCTGCGTTTCTGGTCGACCAACATAACTAGCTACTACCATATCGTCAGGTTTACTATAAGGATTTACCCGTTTTATTACATATGCGGCACCTAAAGATTTCCCAAATCCGTCTTGCGCATAAGGGTCGTGTGCAATAATATACAAATCCTGAGGAACTTCTCCGTTTTCTTTATAAGGGCTTTGATACACAACTACACATCCTTTGGTATCGTCGCCCCGTTGCACCGGAAATTTCACTACTGGCCGTAACCGGTCATCTGGCTGTAGTTTAACGACGCCGGTTTTAGTCTCTACTAAATGGCCGGCTACAGCCAACGACTTGTAAATACCGCTACGCACCAATTCATTGCGCCACTCCATCAGCTGTGCCGTAGGAAACACATTACTCGTATGTTGTAAAAATGCTTCTTTAGGTGTAAATGGGTATTCAGTGATGTGTTTATCCAACACACCAGCATCCTTAGCATCGCGTTTAATTTGCTCGCGGGTAGCTCCTTCTGACTGTCGTGCCCCCGTTACATCGCTGTTGCCATCCTTGTCCATGTGCCCTACTTTGTTTTTGTAGGACGGAAAGAAGTAACCGCAGGTAGTATGATCGGCGCCCTCGTCCCATATGTTACTGATAGGCAACAAGTTATAAGCTTCTGGGTTGTAAAACATAGACTCAAAGTCTATCGTCCCACCGGCCATATCACCCCCCGTTCCAAACAAAATCATTTGCCCAGTTGTGATGCCTCCATCTTCAACTGTAGGCTTGGTTGCTAGATACGACGCCTTAAGATTGTCGAAGGCGCCACACTCTTCAAATATGACTATAGAGGCATCTTTACCACGAGCAGCGTCTGGGTTATCTTTAAATGTAATGGCTTCGACTTCTGACTTGTACCCCTTCTCTACCTGCTGACCTGACATATACTCTAGGTAACTAGCGCGACGGTGGTTCTGCTTGTCTACAACCTGCCGGCGTTTTGCCCAACCGGTATGCTCATTGATAAAGTTCATGTTGTCAGTTACCATCGCCATTATACCTTTAGGGTATAAGTACTTCTTGTCAAACGCGCAAAGAAGCGTATAACTGTTCTTTTCAGTATTGAAGGTGTTCGTCACTAAAGCAGCATTCTTGTACGAAAATCCTTTACGCCGTGCTTTACCTACAATCAAATGACGCCCACCATTCATATGACTTTCCGGTACGAACGTGCTCAATTGCAGCCGCTTGTACTCTGCTGGTTCGATGCCATTACGGGCAATATGTTGCAACCAGAAGTATTCATAGTCGCCATCCCAGAAATAAGGGAAACTGACAATCTTACGGTTCGTCTTGTCAGTCAGCTTTATCTGTACGTAGTTGAGGTAGAAGTAGTGATGACCGGTAATAGTTACAGCGCCCACGCTGTATCCGTCACGGCAGCGGCGTAGTTCTTCGCTCCAATACTCGTAGTATGCGGCACTCCCTACAGGGTCGCCACAGTAAAAGCCGTGCTCTAAAAAGTGCTTACCCGCACGACTAAACTCTTGAGTATTAACTAGCATCAGTCTTCAAACATTCCTTTTTTACCACCACCCTTGATGCGCGTGTCATTAGACTCTTCTTTCTTGACTTTCTCTTCTAAAGTCGTAATGTTTTCAATCGCCTTTGGGAGCTTTTCAGAAATCTCAAGCATACGCGTGACGGAGCGAACAATAGGGTCAAGGTCTTCCAAATCAGGATCAGTAAGAGCAGCATCAATACGCTCACGCAAAGAATCAATAAGCCGACTGCTAGTAAGCAGACCCTCGCGTATAGATGCAAGAGACTTAATAGTCGGAGTCTTAGATAGCTCAAGGTATTTTGATACAGCAGCTTCAACTTTGCCATCAGGCTTATAATCTTGTCCTAGTCCGGTGTCCGTAGCTACGCGTAACATGCGCTCCTCTTCCGGATATATATAGTAAGGACTACGGTGGTCGTAGATGAAATAGATGTAGCTAAATTCCTTAACAGCTGTCTTCTTGTCTGCGGTACGGTCACGCGTAATCAGGCTCTTAAACTCTGGTATGAGCTTTAGCTCGGTATTGACAACCACCTTAAAGTTCTCCTCTCGAAATAACCGCATGGTTCAAACGTGATAATCGTCCCGGTTTCACATAGAACTTCCCAAAATAGGGTAGGCGTATAGTACTAAAAGCGCCGTGCTCCATCTCTCGTTTTAAAAAAGCAAACTGGCTTTCTACAACTGCGTTCACCTCGTCATAGCTACCCCCGTCCTCTTCAAGAATCTCTTTAATAATCTCCTGCTTAAGTTTGTTGACTCTAGGCATATACAAAATATGTGATGTGGTACGTAGCTGTGTCAATACTAATCTCGGTTTCATACTCTACGTCTTGATCTTCAAGCTCGACTGCCATGCGATACTCGAAAGCAAACAGCACGTCAAGCGATTCAATCTCGTATTCAAGTTTGAAAAGCGGTTTCTTCGACGATGAATTTGAAGGTAAGTTGCTCAAGACTAGCGCTAGGTTTGACAATATCATTGTACCGGTAGACCCCTGCTTTGTCTTTGTAAATTACTTTCTTATCCTTTAGGCTCTTGACGTAGTTATTCAGCACTGATACATTTTTAAAGTTCATAGCGTCTGCTACAACCTTACGCGCCTTCATACTACAAGCTACTTCTGGGTCGTGCTGCAGAAACTGCAACAACGTATCCAGCTCCCTTGGAGTCAGCTTCAAGATACCATTCAATAATTCTAAATAATGGCGATGAAAACTTTTTTCACTTGTTTTGATCTCCAACTGCATTCTGCTCTTGGTATTTGTTTACTCTATCTATCTTACGATTCAACCGCTTCTTGAACAGCGTTCGAACGTTCTTCAGCATAATGATGCAACATTGATTCTCTACAGAAAAGTTCTTCGTCTGTAGTGCATATAATCGGTCGATAAGCATCGACACCACCTCCTCATTCGTAGTACCAGGATTAAATCCAGCAGGCGTCTTCTCCGTAAAACGAACTGTCTGGTATTCTGTCTCCGACTTAAAGCTGTGCAACCGATACTCTATCCCTGGCTTGACAATTTCCATGGTAAAATATTTACCCGAAATATAAGAAAATTATACATGAGCACTACGTTCCTGACGGAAACGATACTTATTATAGATTTTCTTACTCACCATCTCTTTCTCCACCGAAGTAGCTACAATACTATAAAACTCCGCATCTAACTGCCGAATCTCTACAAGAAACTGAATCCACATCTGGTCAGCTATAGAAGTAGAACCAACATCATACGCACCCCTAGTCCCTAAGTTAGACTGAATACGTGCGTTAATCTCTAACAAACTATCTATACGCTTGCGCACAGAAGGATCACTGTAATACTTACTCATCGCTTTAATATTTCTGAAGTTAAAAACACACCTGACAGCGTATAGATAACAACAACATCTCCAACCGGTAAATGATATCGTACATGCAAATAACGCTCGTCAGACTTTAAAGAATATCTCTCAGTACTAGTCACTTACAAATTTAACCCATAAAATTTTATATACCCCCCATCGGTATGCATTCGTTGACCACCCCTTTTTAACCTCCCCCACTTCGACACCGGTCCGACATACCCCCACTACAACGAGAAATCAGCTGCGAGCAGTTGGCAATAATGCCTGCTGCAACACGTAAACCTACTTAACATCATGAACAAACTAGTTCTCTTCCCGATGCAGCGTGGCGAAAAAGGCACGCTGGTGTTCCAGGCTATCGACGCCTACACTACTAACGGCTCCAAGCTTGTTGCGGTCTATCCTCCGCAGCAAGCCTTTCTTACGGACCTGCCCAAAGACTACACCTTCTGGGTGGATGTCCGGGCTAGTGGTGCTATGGAATACAACCAGTTCTGCACCCAACATGCGGTGACTCTGGAGGGTCACGAGCTTCAGCAGATGTACGAGGCGGATGGCTCACCTAAGATGACCAAGCCTTCGAACCCTGAAGAGGCTCCTAAGCCCTTGTACGGCATCGTACCTACCCGGCGTTGATGTAAGGGGGCGGCTTCGGTCGCCCCTTTATACTAAGTAGGTTCCAACACGAAACTCAATCCCACACATATGGCACAAGCAGATATCATCCAGCAACTTGACCGCGTACGCATTGACAACTTAGTCAAGCAACACAAAGCGGTTTACGTGAAACTCTCGCAATACTGCACAGAGCTGACAGGTATGACACTAGTCGAATACCTCGAAGTTACTGACACGCTATTGCAAGAAGCAGAAGGGGCCTAGTGCCCTTTTCTTAAATCACTATCATCACTGCCACTGCCCTTTGTGTCCCCACTCTGACTAAGAATCGGCCACGTGCATACGATTACGTGCACCAGGCATCTCACGCAATAAATCAGCCTGTATTTCATCTGCGAATATTACCTGCATAACAGACTATAACCTTTTCCACCATAACCAACATATTAACATGATGAACAACCTACCTCAACCCACGCATATATCTGACAAAGAACTTATGCGTCCTAATGAAGGCATGCTTAACCTTCTTACTACACAACTGAAGTTTGCACAGGATGTAGCACACTACCTAAGCAAGCAATCTGTTGAGCTTACTGGCAAGACATTGACTGAGCTTCATACGTGGATTGATTCACTAGAGAAGCAAGTACGTGATGAATCTAATTCCTTACTGGAAGCTGAAGGCTTATGGAGTGACATAGATGACCCTGAGTCTGACTACATCTATTCTATTATGCCTCCTCCTCTATTGTCTCACTATACTAATCCTCCTAAGCCTAGTGAGAAGGTTTATGTGGTAGATGATGATCCGGATGCTGATGGATTTTTCATCCGCCATGTATACAGCGCTGAAGGCAGACACCTGTCTACCGTTAAGTGCGAACCGCTTCTTGGCGAAAGCATAGAAGTACCAATCGACTAGTAGCAAATAGGCAGGCTACATAATTCTGCCTTACAACCTCAACAGTATGAACGAACTTACATACTACGCAGACGGCTATGATGGAGGCATCCATTGTATCCAAGATGTCATTAGTCAAATAGGCTAAGGCATTCTCCTGAGCATGAGATATAAACTGCTCTTTCTTTTTACCTCATATACCTAATTGACATGTGGAACTTACACTACACCCAGTCACTCATCAGTGACGTACAATCCGAAATAATAGCAATCAACGACTACATAAAAGAAGTTGACTACGATGTAGACACAACCAAGTCTACTACAAAGAGACAATCACTCATTGGCAAAGAAGCCAAGCTCATCATGATTCTTGAGTCTATGCAGTCTACCATGGAATGCGGAGACATGGATGATTACATCAACCGCAAGAATCTAACTCGTATGCTCATCAAAGAGTATGAACAGCTGTGTAAGCTGTCATCTAATAGTAGCGAACCAGCTTGTACCGAACCTGCATCTCAATGCATCTGCTACAATGCGTACGACGAAGACTGCTGTGAGCAAACTGAGTCCGGCGTTTGTCCTGTTCTTGAACAATAACCTAAACATCTTGTACAATGAAATATCTATTCATACTTGCAGTCGTAACTGCTTCTCTTTCTTCTTGTACCAAAGAAGTAATCGTGCCTAATACAATTGATGACTCATGTAACTGCGGATCTGTCCGTGGTTACTACTACTCTTGTACTCTTAACTGGGTAGCAGCAGTCAACGATTGTTCTGGTGTACGTGATACCTTCTACTTAGAGGAGACACCCGACTTGTCCTTTTTCGATACATTCTGTGCAGACGCGCAGTGGTAACCTTTTTAACCTAAACACCTTCATCTGATGAAAAAGTATTCCATCTATTACTTTGCAATACTCGCTCTTGCAGTATTCATGACCTCTTGCGCATCTTCTTACAGTACGCAAGCATACCACAAGCACGGCTCTACCTGTCCTGCTTATCACTAAATAATTAAAGGGCTATCATTTCCGGTAGCCCTTTTTAATTTCATTTGCCATGGAACATATCAGTACCGGCATTGACAATTGGTTACTCTCAATGCATCCAGCACATAAACTCAACCTCATGCGAACCGCTTTAATCAAAGGCGAGCATGGTCACTTCTCTCACATGCTTGACATCTTTACTAACGCTTCCCTACTAAAGGGTGGTATAGGTAGTGACCGGCTCAAGCAAGCTTTTGGCCCCGATCTCTGCGACCCCGACTTTGAGACCGGCGGTAAATCCTTTGACTTTAAATCTACCACATTATGAGAACCATCCCAATTGACATCATCGACATAACACAATTGCCTAACCGCATTAACCTTATGACTGAACAGGAAGTAGAGAACTTCCGTACTTACATCACCAACCTTTCCGCTACTCTCTCTAAACAGGAAGTACAGGAGCGGTTTGTTTACGGCTTACTAATACTCATTATCATGGCAGATATCTGCCTCGGTGTTCTGCTCAATCGTGAGTCTTACCTATTCGTATCCGTATGTGTATTGCTTAACACTGTCATCGCTGCACTTTCCATATGCGCTTACATCTGCTACAAGCAACGCAGTCAAACCGAACAGGAGTACTACCACGCTGTACTCGGCAATGCATACCGCGATGAGTAATCCACACGACGACTCCACTGACCCTCAGTTTTCCGGCGAGGTGTACCTAACTGTATGTGTTACATATGACGACCACGAATGCTGTGATCAGGATACATTAGAATCCGATACCGTACACTTCATCCAGAGCAAATTGCAGCATCTGGGTGGAGTGTCCGTAGCATTTGAAGACTCCGATTTGTATATTACAAATGAAAAGGAAGGCTATCTGGAAGAAGCCGACCGCAAGTATGAACAACAAAACGATAAGTGATGGGAGCAAATGCAAAGACGTCGGGAAAGTGGGCATCAGATAATACATGGAAAGTCGTCGTCATCAACAAAGAACGACGCACACGTACCCCATTCTACAGCCATACACCATGGTCTGCTCAGAATGAGGCTAAACAATACCTCAAGTCTCATAACTACGATGAGAAGCGCTTTACTGTGACGGAGCCGGTTGAGGTATTCAAGAAAAACGTCGCATATGATGTTTGCGTATCAATCGCATAGCATTTATCCATATGCTTCTTGGATATATACAAACCTTTTGTATATTAGCACCAGTGTTAGTATTAAGGGTTAAACATAGCACCAAGTAGACATGTGGGTATCGACTTGTACATATCCAATAGTAGTGGTTTACAGTTCCAGGCCCGCAACAGCCTGTCAGCAATGTTGCAGTACATCATCAGATGTTAATTAGGTTAGAGGGCCAGTGTAAAAGCTGGCCCTTTTCCTTTTCCCCATTACAACTATCCATCAGCATTGTCTTGTCTCCGGACTGTTACATAGCAGCAAGTCACCGACACTTGTAAGACATTTACATCAGAGGAATAACCGTTTGAAAGGCTTAGTACGCTCCTATTGCTTGCAGGCAGGGGATGTCTGAACGCCCGGTAGGTTATTTCTTTTTTGTACTACGGCGCTTACGAGAAGGCTTACGACCTTTCTTCATGCCGTTACGTGCACGATTCTTGGAGGCTTTCTCCATTACAATCTTGCCGTTCTTCTTATGGCTGGCGTCCTTACCGTCACCATTACCATAAGTACCAGCGCGTCGGTTAGCTCTGTTAGCCTGGACGCGTTTCTTAACAGCGGATCGCTTCTTCTGATATTCAGCATCGTACTTCTTTTTCTTTGCGATACTTCTCGCAGTCATGCCCCTCTTTTTATACGAGCGGCCTTTACCAGCTAAACGATTACGTGCCATATTAGAAATCGATATAAATCAAATTTTTTGTTTAACCTTTAAGTACACTCAACATGAGTAATTTCTGTGAAGTAGTCGCCACCGAGACGTGTGTCGACAAGAACGGACGCAACTACAAGCGCGTCACCCTGTCTAAGTCCCAAGGCTCTACCACTTGGACTAATCCTGCAACCGGTGAGATCCACCCAGTTCTCGCTCCTGCAAAAACTGTGCGCACCATCGGCTACGAGGTGCCTTATCTCTATGACGCTGACGATGCGTCTGCTGTGTCGGATTACATCTGGCAATCGCAAACCGGTATGGTAATCGAGGGCGATATCGTACGTCGTGAAGTCTTGCCTTACACCATCGACGGCGAAACACGTACCTCGGCTACATGCTTTGTGCAAGGTAATCCAAATTCTGCAGAGTTCGAACTCGCTGTGAAGCAAGCATTTGAACGAAGCGGTCGCACCTTGCTTGCTGACGCGGTAGTAGTACCCACTACCTCCGAAGCATACGCCACTGCACGTGGTGTAGTACTCCAAGACTAACCTTTATGGGAGGAGCAATACAGCTCCTCCCTTTATTTCCCCTCGCATGACTCCAGTACCTACAGAACCCAAAGCCGCCGTCTACCGTACAAGAGATGGCAAAGAACTACTCATATCTCAAATGGATGCAGTAGATTTAATGACTGCACTTTACGACATGCTAATGCGTAAGGCAAAACACAACCACAAGCTGAACAAGATGCTTGAAGTTGGTGACGTATTGAGCGGAGTAACTAAGGATATTCACATTGAACTTAGTCAGAGGAAAGCGGAACTTTCTGACCTTCCTAACCTACAAGCTATGGCTGACCTCGGTAAGCTGCAGCTACAACAAGATGAGCAACAGATTTATTTAAAAGCAGAACAATGAGCGTAAAGACTACAACTAACCTCCAGCAGTTCTCGTTCCATAACCTGAACCGCCGTGTAAACACTAGCCACGTAAAGAAGCTGGCTAAGTCCATCAAAAAGATTGGGCAGAAAGTTCCCATCACTGTAACACACAACAACGTTATCATCGACGGTCAACACAGATATGAAGCTCTCAAGCTTCTTATAGACGCAGGTGAATCCATTCGCATCTCATACATCAAGAAGAATCTTAAGATTTCTGACATAGCTGAGATTAATGCACACCAACTGCAATGGCGCAACGCCGACTGGATTGACTACTATGCAGCAACCGGTAATACAAATTACCAGCAGCTTAAAGAAACCAGCCTTGCGTACAAACCATTAAGCACCAGTGCAATTGCTCCCTTCCTACACGGAGGCGATGCATACCTTACAACACCTATGCTTACCCGTGGTGATTTCTTATACGAGATGACGCAAGAGAAAGAATTCATTCTCAACGAACTGCTTGCATTGACTACGTTTAACAAAGCGTACGCACAGAAATCCGTACTCATTGCCGTTATGTGGCTGATGCGCGATCCTAACTTCAATGCACGTAGATTGTTTAATAAGCTCAATACTAACTTACATACCGTACGACAGCAGTCCGGTTCTAGCAACTGGGCACACCATTTCGCATGGTGGTACAATCACGGTCTGCGTAATGGAAGATTAAATACAGATGATTTACCTCGTCACCACTGAGCCTACTAACTCAGAATGTACTGACGGATATGAATACATGCCCTGGGACGCTGCACTTGCAGCTCTCAGGGACCATGTATACTTATTCCTCGACATCGAAACCACAGGGTTCAACTTTCAAAGCGACAGTATCCTATCTATACAGATAGCTCACGATACCAACGACCAGTTCATTTTCTTATTCAATAAAGAAAGGCTACCATCACTGTTCGAAGTTATCAATAGCTGTAAGATGCTAGTCGGTCACAACATCAAGTTTGACCTCAAGTTTCTTATGCACCATGGATTGGATATCGACGTATCGATATACGATACCATGTTATGCGAACAAGTACTAGTTAACGGTACCAACCTACGTGCTGGTCTTGACAGCGTAGTACAACGGTACTGCCAAGTCCGACTAGATAAATCAGTTCGCGCTACATTCTCTCGTGGCGGTAAGCTCACTGCTCGTCAACTACAGTATGCTGCAGATGACGTCAAGTACCTCAAGCCCGTTATGCTTGCACAGATTTCCGCTCTCAAAAAGAACGACCTGATGCACGTAGCACGTCTTGAGTGTCAGGCTTGCATTGCTTTCCTCGAGATAGAATACAACGGCCTAACCCTCGACCGAGAATCATGGCTCGGTATGGTTGATGACTTGCGTGTGCAGTCACAACACTCCGAATCCGCCTTGAACACTATCATCGACACTGACAGCGCGTTCGATTCATGTCGTATGCCTGCTAGCCAATTAGATATGTTCTTAGCTGACTCAGAAGTCATGGGTACCCGCCTTAACTGGGACTCCCCTATGCAAACGCTGCGTGTCTTCCAATGCATAGACAATAGCATCATGGGTACTTCTGAACGCGACACACTCAAAATCGCTGCCGTACACAATATCGGTAAGCTTTTGCGTAAGTATCGTGAGCAGACCAAAAAGGTATCTTCCTTTGGTGAGTCCTTTATGGCTCATGTATATGAAGATGGTAAGATTCACCCGCGCTTCGTTCAGATTAAACGTACCGGTCGCGTCTCTTGCAAAGAACCCAACATGCAACAGATACCTGCAGACAATGCGTATCGGAACTGTTTCATCACAGACCCCGACCACGTATTCGTATCTGCTGACTACTCCTCTCAAGAGCTATGTATCATAGCCCATGGATCTAAAGACCCGGTCTTCAATCATGCCCTCCGTAATGGACACGATTTGCACAGCGTATGCGCAGCACTTGTGTTCGGGGAACGGTGGAAAGAAGCCGCAGAAGATTCGTGTGCTTTCGAGCAAGGCTTCGAGAAGTGTAGCTGCCCCGACCATAAAAAGCTGCGTACTGCAGTTAAGAGTATCAACTTTGGACTCGCCTATGGCATGGGACCAAAGAAGTTATCGGAGACGATGGAGATTTCTATGTCTGAAGCTTCCACTCTTATTGAGAACTACTTCAAGTCCTTTCCTAAGATTAAAGACTTCTTGGAAGGTATGTCCCGGTCTGGTGTTAAAAATGGTTTCATCAAAACATTCAAGCCATGGTCACGTACTCGCTGGTTTGATGACTGGTTGCCTCGAGGTATGGATATGGGCGTAAAAGGTCGCATCGAACGTGTCAGTAAGAATACACCTATACAGGGTACTGCCGCTGATATGACTAAGCATGCCCTGGTATTGTGTCACACCCATATCAAAGAGAACAACTTGCCGGTTAAGCTAGTCATGACGGTTCACGATCAGATTGATACTACCTGTCCTCGCGATTTTGCAGAAGAATGGGCAGCCAAACTCAAAGAACTAATGGAACAAGCAGCAACACATATTATGGGCAATGACTTACTCAAAGCAGAAGTCGATATAACTGACAAATGGAGCAAATGAAAGTTTATGAGGATAGTTCGTTTCAGAGGTACGAACATCTTCCTATGCATGAACGAGTAACCTACTGGTCTGACTATCTAAAACGGCTAGTAGAATACTCTTTATCTACCTCTAGTTTAACCGCTACAGAACACACGCGGTTGTTGACGGAAATCCGTTTAATAATAAGTATTATCAAAATTCTAAGACATGAACCAAGTAACAGAACAATTGAATCGAAGGCGACTTGTAAACCAACAGCAAAAAAGGTACGCGTTCGGAGTAGCGATACCGGAAGCCACAAGAACGTACGGGCCAGTAAGTAATGAAGAGCTATACAATACAGTCACTGAACGTGTCCGTCAGCACGGGCTTACCATTGTAGATGAGGAGTGCAGGACAGCACTCAAAGGACAAGTAGCTTTGTTCAAGCTGCACATCAATACTCCTGAAGAACCAGAAGTAAATCGCACTTTTGCTTTCCTTAATAGCTACAACAAACAGCGTAAGGTGACCTTTACATCAGGCGCTACAGTACTTGCTTGTTGGAACGGTATGTTTATTGGAGATGATGGCACCTTTACTCGTCGCCACTACCGCAATGTGTGGGACGACATCCATGCTTCTGTAGATACACAAGTAGAGAAGATGGCAAGCAACTTCAAGAAGCTTATGAACTTCAAACGTGCAGCAGAACAGCGCATGGTAGACCCACGTGCCGTCGCATCAATGGCAGGCCGTATGTACTTCAACGATATTATTACGTCTCGTATGCTTGGCGATATCAAAAAGGAGATTCGTACTAGCGATCTGTGGGCATTTGACCAGAATGAATCTGGTGAACTTGAACCCGATACATTGTGGAAGTTCTACAACAACTGCACGGAGGCAATCAAACGAGCGCCGGCAACAGACTATGTAAATACACATAGGAATGTGACGCAGTTCTTAGTAGATCACAATCAGTTCTTCTTGAACTGATGGAGATAGATACTCTTCTGGAGTATAAAAAGGTATTAGAGGACATTTCTGAGTTAATTCAAGAGATGTCCTCTAATCCTTTTAATCATACTCACCGTATGTATCGTTGGCGTGGAAACTTTATGCTCGAGACGTTAGACACCGAGGATACTGTATGCTTACGCCACAGTCTCAACGGCGCACTCCTTGCTGCTAGAGAAAAAGGTATTTTTCCTAGACAAATAATCTTTGACTTATGATTACTGTTTTTATAAAATTTACAGATAATGGCTCATGCTTATGATCACGCTCGCAGTTCTACTCGTCGCTTTCGTGGTAGTCCCGATGACTATCTGGAAATACATGAGTGGATTGATGGCTCTAAGATTGCTTTCAGTGACCATCGTCACCGTGCTCTTCGCCATCATAGCTTTGGCGTATTTGCTTGCGAAGAAAAATTCGGGAAAACAATAATCAATTCTGATGGACACGTCGTACCAGTACGGACGATTGCTGAACAACACATTATTGAAGACTTAGGTTTTGTACCTACTGTTCAAGACTGGCTCAAGGGTATGAAGAAAGAATTCTGGATGACCGGTCGCAAACTTAAAAAAGAAGACAATGATAAAAGTACCAAGAAAGCTTATGCCGATACTCGAGGACTTATACAAGAATCATTACGCATCCCCACGTGACTTTCCATGTATTCATATTCATTGGCAAGGCTGTGGAGACAGTGGTGGTATAGAAGAAATCAATCTGCTTACTGCTGAAGGCTTACAGTATATCAAAGAAAAAGATTATTTGCCACCTCGCTACTATCATGAAGGTGCTGAACCCGAGCTTAAAAAGTATTGGCATACTAGCCCACGTAATGTTATTGGACGATCAGCATACCACCATATTACATATATCGAACGGCCTAGCGATTATGAGTTAGACAAATGGATATATGAGCGGTGGGGCTTATGTGAAATTAATGATGGTTCATACGCGCATATCTACATAGAGATGCCACTGGGTAGAGCCTGGGGGGATTCGTATGATTGGATTCAGTCAGAAGAACTAAACACCTCGGTATCGCATGAAGATTGACCAACGTCGCCTAAAACGGCAGAACGAAGTCATCGCAAAATGGACACAAGCAGGGCGCAAGGGTACTCTCGAAGCAGTGACCGGCTTCGGTAAGACCTTTGTTGCTCTACTTATTTTGCAAGACTTAAACAACCGTCTGCCAACAGGTAAAGCTCTTGTTATTGTACCTACTCAGAACCTCAAACAGCAGTGGGAACAACAACTAGAGAAACTGCATATCACTAATACGCAAGTTATGGTGATCAACAGTGCAGTGAAATCAGAACATGTGTGTGACTTGTTGATACTTGACGAGATTCACAACTACATGAGTGATGTATTCAGTAGTATCTTTGGCTGTACCGATTACCGGTATATCCTAGGCTTGACTGCTACTCTCAATAAGGAAGACCACAGGTACCATATCATTGAGAAAGCAGCTCCGGTAATTGATACTATTGGATTGCATGAAGCTGTGCGGAACAACTATGTCTCACAGTTTCAAGTATTTAACCTCGGCCTACGTATGTCAGACGAGGAAGAGGCTAAGTACAAGGAGATAACAGATGCTTACTACAAGCATTTCGCTATCTTCAACAATCGTTTTCATAGTGCTATGCGGTGTATGACAGACCGCCAATACCTCACAGTATTCACAAGAAACTTAGCAGGTTGGGAAGAGCAGCAAGTTCTAAACTCTGCTCGTGCATGGAACCGCGCTATGAATGCTCGTAAGCAACTTATTTATCAGAGTGCTACGAAAAAAGAGGCCGCGAAAAAACTCATAGATGTATTCGATGTGCCGACTATTACCTTCAGCGAAAGTGTCAAGTTCGCTAACTTAATTAATAAAGAGACGCAGCCTTGGGGCGCAGTATACCATTCAAAAATGTCTAAGTACATTCGCCAAAATGTCTTAGATTCTTTTGCTGATAAACGAACTGATACACGTGTCATACATACTGCACGTGCATTGGATGAAGGGTTTGATGTAAAAGGTATTGAGCTGGCTATCGTTTGCTCTGGTACTTCTACACCTAGACAAGACTTGCAACGGACAGGCCGTGCAATTCGATTCCAGGAAGGAAAGACTGGAGTTATTATTAATCTTTATCTGAAGGATACACAAGATGAAAAATGGCTTAAAAAGCGGCAATCTAAGTCCGCTAACATCCAATGGGTCCACTCCATTAAGGAGTTACTCGCAAAGTGCAACGACTCTTTACTCCGAAATCCTGTTACTAGTTAAGTCCGGTAAAAGGAAATGGAGTGATGAGCCATGGCAATTTCAATTAGCTCTTTCTGATAACTACAATCTCGAAGCAGATTTAGAATCAGTTACGAAGAGCTTGTATGAAGCACGAAACATCGAACAGCAAATTGTTATGAGCCATGGCGTACCGACAAAAACAGGACGATGAGTTGATCTACCCACTTGATAAGTTTGTCGATGTACTTATCAAGCTGGGTATTAGCCCGCTTCAACTCCTGTTCTGCCTTATCATCTATGAACGGCGCAGAGATTTACTGTACAAGATTGCAGAAGAAGGTACTGTATTTCCTCAGACTGTACTAGATGAGTTAGAAAACAAAGGACTTATTGTAGATACCAATCCTGGTACTAACACTAAGTATGCTGATTTCTACGAGGTCACAGATGAGTTTGTATCACTCTTCTACAGTGCATCTAACCTTGATGGTGAAGAATTCTGGAACGCATATCCTGGGTTCATCAACATTGATGGCAAGCGTATGCCTGTTAAAGGTGTAAACAAGGAAGAGTTAACACGGTGGTATCACAAATCCATTGGTAGTAAGTACGACCACAAGAAAGTGATGTCTGCCCTGCACTTCGCAAGAGACAACAAGCTTATCCACATGCGCATTGACCGTTGGTTACAAGCATATTCCTTTGTGGATATATGGGAACTGATGGAAGCTGCGCCTAAAGAAGATTTACCACATGATCGAATCATCTGAACTAGCACCACGTAGTATGTCTGATGTAGTCGAAGCGACACAACAGACTATACACAACTACATGAATGGCAAGATCCCTGTTATGCGTACACGCTGGGATAAGGTCAATACTATGTTGCTTGGTGGTATGCAGTTTGGAATGGTGTATGTACTGGCCGGGGCTTCCGGTCACGGTAAGAGTATGTTCTTGAACAATCTCATTCGAGACTTCACTTCTACTGCATACAACAAGTTTGACAAACCGGTAAAGATTCTTCACTTTTCTTTCGAGATGTCTGCAGAGATGGAGCTGATACGTCGACTGTCTTCACTTGCTGAAGTGCCTCTTGACCGCATGCTGCATGCTACTACAGCACTGGATGACGTAGAGCGAGTAATGATTGAGGATAAGCTACGGCAAATAGATGAGCCATCTATTTTCTTTATTGAGCAGCCGAGCAATCGCATACAAATTGCGAGAGCTATTAGCAGCTTTATTGAGAAACATGGTGACTGTCATTACGTTGTTTGTCTTGACCATACTCTACTTGTCAACCCTATGCCTGGAGAGAACGAGATAGACAGTCTTGCTGGGTTAGGTAAGATGTGCATTGAGTTACGCAAACGCTTCGGAGCTATGGTAGTATTACTATCGCAGCTGAATGATAAGATAGAAGGCGAGAAGCGACGTGACCCCGATGCACCTAACCTACACTACCCATTGAAGACAGATATCCATGGTAGTAAACAGCTCTACCACGCTGCTGATGTTGTAATGGTCATACATCAGCCAGCATTATTAGGGCTAGAAACATATGGTAGAAAGAACCTTACAACTAGAAACCTCGTAGCGTTGCATTGCCTCAAGAACCGGCATGGTCAAGCAGGCATCACGCTACTTAAAAACAACTTAAGACATGGAACATTTGAAGACTGGGACGGTGGAGATTCGCCAGCACGTCGAGACAACCCCTATGGTCTCTAAAGATGTAGAGCCGGGAAGCATTTTTGTTTCTCGGGATCAAGCAACTCACGACTCTAGAGCAATTACTACTTATACAATTGTAGGACACAGACGCACCTTTACTTTCATTGGTGACGAGTATGTAAGAGCTTATGCGACAAACACTTACGTAGCTTCCTCTATGGACACTATGTTAGAAGATACAGAGAAGATTTCGTATCTTCGTGATAAAGCACAAAGGACTTTAGGGTCTCTAATTCAGGAGATTGAAGAAGGAATATTTGATGATTGAACCACAAAAAATAACTGCGGCTGTATCGCCGCAACGCTTGTTCTTATACGGCAAGCCTAAGGTGGGTAAAACTAGTGCTGTAGCACAGTTACCCAAGCACTTGATTATCGACACCGAAGTCAAAGGCAGTAATGGAGAACGACTGCTTGGTGGCACTTCATATTGTGAAGGTGCAACCAGTGTAGTAGTCGACAGCTTGACAAAGCTCAAGCAATGCCTTGAGTATCTACATGAGAATAGCAATGACTATGACTTTGTAGTACTGGATACCATTGACCATATCGAAGCGTGGGTGACAGAGGCTGTATGCCGTCAACACAGTGTAAATCACATTGGTGATATACCGCACGGTAAAGGCTGGTCTTTAGCGCGTACTCAAGTAATTAAGATTGTTGAGCAGTTTGCACGTGTTTCTAAACACATTATTATCATCGGACACCAGAAAGATGGGCACGATGATGAAGGCGTAGAAGTGCAGAAGATTAACCTAACCGGTAAGCTCAAGGTACATCTATGTTCTATCATGGATGGCGTAGGACGTATCACTCGAGAAGAGGATAAGCTTATGGTGGACTTCCGAACTGGAATCAATACTGACGCAGGGTGTCGTATCCCTACCCTTGCAGGTCAGTTAATAGAATTGAAGTGGGATGCAGTATACCCTGATACTATCAAGTAATGTACGGATTTGATGAAACCACCGGTACAGGTGAAGGCGGACGCATACCCGCAGGCATCACAGAAAATGTAATGCTCAAAGATGTAGTGTATGATACCATGAAAGCGGATGGCGAAGGCAACAAGGTGCTGAAGTTCATCTTTACAGATGGCTCTAGCAATTCCTTTACTCATACGGAGTGGCCAATTGACTTTGACTCGCTACTAGAGAAAGCTAAAGGTTGGAAGAATACTACTGCCGAAGCCGAATCCTATGTCAAGGATCAGTTTACTGCACAGGGTGAACGCATCAAGCACATCCTGTCATGCTTTATTCCTAAGGACAAGTGTGTATTCCGCGCTAAGAACTTCGAAGAGTTCTGCAATGGTGTGATTGATATGCTTGGACAGACTTATGTAGATGTGCCTTGCCGTCTCAAGGTAGTATACAAGCATAACAGCCAGTATACTACCTTCCCTAAGCGAGCATACCAGCCATTCATTCAACCTATGAATGAACCGAACCAGTTGCGTATCGACCCAAAGTGGGATAACATGGAGCCTACTGTACCGGATACCTCCGATAATGAGTGGTCTGCTACAGCTACAGCTCAACCAACTACAGCTGAAGATACTCAGCCCTGGTAATGTATCAGCTTAAGCCTGATCTTACGTCAGACTATATCTTAAGTCAATACAGTCAGGAGCAAATCATGGAGCACTATCTAGGTGTACCCATAAAGCTTCAGACTAGGTTTCTATCTCCCCTACGACAGGATAAAAACCCGACTTGTGGATTCTTCTACACGAAAGAAGGCTCGCTGATATTCAAAGATTTCGCTGGATTCTTTAGTGGAGGATGCTTTAAAGTAGTAATGCATATCTACAACTGCTCCTTTTATGAAGCACTAGAAATAATAGCGAATGATTTTGGGTTGATTGACGGGGTGCGGGTAGAACGAGTAGACTACCCGCACCTCGTTACTTTCAGACGTAGAGAAACCGTTATCGAAATCAAACGTCGTCAGTTCAATGACGAAGACAGAGAGTTCTGGACACAGTTTGGCATTCAAAAGCAAACGCTTATTGACTTCAACGTACCACCAGTAACTGCTGTATGGCTCAACGGCAAGCAAATTTATTCTTACAAGAAAGGTGACCCTGCCTATGCTTATGATTTCGGTGACGAGCAGTACAAGATATACTTTCCTAAACGCAAGACCAATAGGTTCATGTGTAACTGCTCCATTGTACAAGGCTATCAACGTATACGTGACCTAAGCAATGGTGTTGTTATAACTAAAAGTATGAAAGATGTACTAGTACTGCATGAGTTTGGTATTACAGCTTTTGCTCCCCAATCAGAAACCGTGTATCCCGATGAAGAATGGATACATGAGTTACTTGAGAACGCACCACAAGTTGTAAGTCTATACGACTTCGACCGAGCGGGTGTGACTATGGCTAACTTCATGCGCAAGGAGTATGGTATCCAACCACTCTTCTTAACTAACGGTAGATTTGGTACACCAAACTATCAAGCCAAGGACATTAGCGACTTAGTAAAGCTGCATGGTAAAACTGAGGTAAGCAAAGTCATATCTTTATGGCATGACACATATCGCAACGATCACCATACCTGAGTTCATTGAGTATGTAAAGATGAGCAATCGTCGTAGGCCTACTTACTACACTCAGAAAGATCGCCTACCTAAGAAATACCAAGACCCTACCTTCCGCTTCGACAGGAAAGGACGTCTATGTACTAATGACGGACAACCTATTATACGCAATGCTCGAACAGTGGGGACACCTCGCATGAAGAAAATCAATGGTCAAGATTTTTATGCAGGTTCTACACGACCGGTTATACGTGTAAAGATTGTCAATGCTATTAAGGATAGCTTCCGTCCGTACCTGTCGAAGTTTCGGAAGATTTCTAAAAATAAGTTTCCAATTCAAATTAGTTGTGCTATGTATGATGTGCCCGGTAAAGCTGACTGGGACTTAGATAACAAGTGGATATACCTCAAGGTATTTCAAGACCTTATCGTACAAGAGAAAATAATTCCTGACGATAACATCAAGTACGTCAGTAAAGCTGCAAGCATGGAATTCTTTCCTGTAGCCACTACAGAAGAACGCAAGCTTGTATTTACCATATCATCAGACACAAGGAAGCACACGTACTTCTATGTATGATTCATGTTACAGCAAAGGTTGAAGCCGGTACAATAGTACCGCATGAAGACCTGCAATTTCAAAACGAGCTACGTAAGCTCGAAGGACACGACGTTGAGATTATAATCCGCAGCGTACGCATCAGGAGCAACCCACAGAATAGATACTACTGGGGTACACTCTTGTATATGATTCGAGAAGAACTCGAATCCGCCGGTTGGCAAGCCGATGATTTTAATTCTGGCACTTCCGGTAATCTAACCCGAGACCTTATCCACGATTTCTTAAAGGAGAAGTTCACTAAGACTGAACTGTACCATCCTGAAACTGGACGTGTTCTCGGGACTACTAAACGGTCTACAAAAGATATGTCGACAAAAGAGTTCAAGACCTATATCGACAATATCCGCCAGTGGGCTGCAGAAAACCTTGATCTGGATATACCAGATCCTACACACCTTTATTCCATATAATCATGGGCAAATTAAAAGAGTACTACCACGAGGAAATCTCGAATGGTATGATGGACAGCGACCGAGAGTACGCTATTAAGAATATGACTACACTCACAGACGCCGCAGATAAATGGCGTCAACATGAAATCAGCACTGAAGAATTATTTGAAGTGATGCTACGTGAAATTGAGGACTTCAACAATCGTCACACGCCATGTCGTCCTTAGAGCAACGCAACGAACTATACGATGCTCTATACGAAGACAGACGATATGACTACGGTGACCTTTACGGGTACCACTCTATGTCTGCTCTTTGGGATTGTACTATAGACACCTTGTATCGCTTTGGTTTCGAAGCAGAAAAAGAAGACAGTAAGGGTCAAACTATAGCGCAGGTATATCAAGGGCACCGCGAGGATTTACTACCACATAAGTTTCGAGCTGAGCGTGACGGCTCACTAGGTTCATATGGATTTGAGCTTATCAGCCCTATCTATGACCTTATGTCTATGAACTACTATGAGCATCTCTCTAATCCCATATTGAACTTCCTTATTCACTCTGATACTACCTACAGATGTGGAGGGCATGTTACAATATCAAAGAAAGGAGCAACGTCTGATTACTATAAAGCGAAAGCAGAGCAAATCATTCCATTGCTCTATGCCTTGTATCCTAAACGTGCAAAGATGCGTGGCTACTCTAAGTTCTTTAAGCAGGGAGATTATAATGAGCGTTACAATGCCATTAATCTTATGGATGACCGCATGGAGATTCGAATCTTTTCCGGTATTAAAAACTTGAAACAGCTTAAGTGGCGTATTGAATTGTTACGAATCCTGTTTTCTAATCCGTATTACGAAGAACTCAAGTGGGATACAATCTACAGTGACTTATTGAATATCAATAGTGCTCTGGGCAGTCATATCCACAGCTTGTACAAGAAAAAGTACGGAGAAAAAGTTCTGTTAGCTGCGGCTTATCGTAAAGCATACATGAAAGAAGCCATTGCTTGGCAAGAGTTCAGTCGTGTTGGTAAGCTAATACCTACAACGGTCCGCCACCGGCTAACTGTCCATCCTCAACCTAACAGAAATATTAATTCTAAACAACTCACTCTCGATGTGTGTGATTATAGTCAAGAAAGAACAGGGGAAGCTTGATCAAAAGATTGCTGCAAAAGCTCTCTCTTACAACCCCGATGGTTTTGGTATTCAGATGCTTGATAGCGGTGAAGTACTCAAAACCATGAACATAGCAGAAGCACAAGACTGGCTCACTTCTGAAAGACCTTATGTCTTCCATGCCCGCCTTACTACAGTCGGCAAAACTTCATTAGACAATGTACACCCAGTACAAATCAATGAACATAACTGGCTGTTCCATAATGGTACTGTTCAAGTACCACATACTTGGAGCAAGGATAAAAGCGATACCCGCTTCGTTGCAGATACCCTGCGCAAAACTCCGTGGCAATCATGGAAAGATATACTGTCGCTAACAGATAGCAGATTTGTATATACTCGTATGTCTAAGAAAGGCAAGTTATATGTAAATCGTATAGGCCGGTGGCATGAACAAGATGGTGTACTCTATAGCAAGCCTAATGTTCTACAAAACAAGCATCTCGTTGCTGTATATGGAACATTGCGTCAAGGCTGGGGCAATCACCGTTTGCTAGAATCTAGTAAGCTAGTAGGTTCCGGCCAAACTATTGATCAGTATGCTATGATTTGCGAGGGCGTACCATTTGTATTACCAGGCCATCGAGAGGATGGGCACAACATTCAAGTAGAAGTATACGCAGTTGATGACGCTACACTAGAACGGCTTGACCGACTAGAGAATCATCCGGAGTGGTACCAACGCACGGACACCAAAATATCTCTAGATAACGGTGTGGTAGTAGATGCTCAGCTATACTTTAATGATGTAGAAGTAACTAATGGTATGACCTTCTACGCTGATTATGCGCATTATAGTAAACCTGCACGTAGTCCTTTATATACTCCTACTATCTTTGACGAGGTAGAGGCGCATGATAAGTCTATATTCAACAATGGTGACTTTATCTGGGATCAGCAAGAGAAGCTTTGGTACAACATGGTATCTGGAGAATATTGGACTGAGGAGGAAAAAGATGAATACCTTGACCTATTCGAAAACCAACTGAGTTTATTCTAATGGATTACTTTGACATAAAAGCGATAAGCAATAGCTCGCTCAACTATATCGACCCAGCATCTGGGGGCAGCCCACGATACTTCCGCAAGTTTTTAGATGGTAACCTTGAAGAAAAAGCATCTAGCTCTTTTGAAATAGGTACTCTAATACATGAAGAGCTGCTTGAACCGGGTAAGCTAGATATAATTTCTGAAGCCACTCCTGGTCCCAAGACACAGGATATCATTCAGGTTTTATTCAAGCGCTTGTATTCGGAGATTCCTGCAGAAGAAATTCCGGTAACAGAACTTGACACGTACTCAGAAGAGACGTGGCAAGCTGTTATACCCGCAGACTTCTATCCAAAGTATAGCCTTCAAACTAAGATTAATCGCATTGTCAAAGACGGCGGTGAATATTGGAAGTGTCTATGTACTAGCGCAGGTAAACTTATTGTCGACCCAGCTACATATCATATCGTGACTGGCTGTGTCGAGTCGATTAAGATGAACCCAATTGCCAAGTCTTTGATTTGTGAATTGGGATTCAATGCCTACGACGAGTCTAAAGAAGAAATGGAAATCACATTTGATTTGCCATATGAGATAGAAGACCAAACGGTGACTCTTCCAATCAAAGCTAAGTTAGACCGAGTGCTCATTAGCCACAAGCACAAATCAATTGCTCTAGTTGATTTGAAGACTACCCGTGCTCCTCTTGGCAAGTTTGAAGAAACAGTGCTCAAGTACAATTATCACAGGCAGCTTGCTTTTTACTCTATGTGTTTGAATCAAGTATATCCCGAGTACAAAATTTCCGAGATATACATTGTCGCAGTGCAAACAAATAAAGAGTATCCTGCAGATGTTTTCAAGCTCGATGATACCTACATATACGATGGTGAAACCCAATATAGTGAGTTGCTCCATCGATGTGCGTTCCATCTTGCTCGAAACAATTGGGGCAACAGCATGGAAACACAGCTGGGTATGATTAATAACCTTGTATTAGAAAAGTATGAACGTATCGACTCAACCGATCAAGACTGATATAGAACAAATAGTTGGTAAGCAATGGACTCCTCACTTAGCTGAGGAGTTTGCTTCCGGCTATATGAATGACCTTAAGTACCGTATTCAGGTAGCAGCCACATACGGTACTGTATATCCACATCGCACAGACATCTTTCGAGCATTCAAAGAAACCGGTATTGACGATGCGCGTGTGCTTATACTTGGACAAGACCCTTATCACAATGGGGTAGCCACAGGTCTTGCATTTGACGTAGGCAACAGCCCGTCAATCAATCCTAGCCTACGCAACATTCTTAAAGAAGTAAAAGGCAGCTATGGCGATACCAGTATTGAAGGAGGCAATCTACTTCCTTGGGCACAACAAGGTGTATTGCTGCTCAATACAATTCTAACAGTAGATAAAGGCGCAGCTAAGTCTCACCATGGTTGGGGCTGGGAACAATTTATCGCTGCAAGTTTACAAGCCTTAGCTGAACGGGATAGTAACAAGCCATTAGTTATTATGCTATGGGGTAAAGCTGCACAAGAATATGCTTCTTATTTTCGCAGACCCTATCACAAAGTACTAACTGCTCCACACCCCGCAGCAGAAGGTTACAGCGGAGGTAAAGCAGGATTCTTTGGAAGCAATCACTTTAGTCAGGCTAATAAATTTCTAATAGACAACGGAAGTCAGCCTATTAAGTGGTAATGGCAGGCCGGGTGGTGGAATTGGTAGACACGACAGACTTAAAATCTGTTGATCAGAACTGATCGTGCGGGTTCGAGTCCCGCCCCGGCTACTCACAAACGCACTACATTGAAAGATGTATAAGGCATAATCTTATGCGCCTGTAGCTCAGTTGGTTAGAGCAGTGGACTCATAATCCATTGGTCGTAGGTTCAAGTCCTACCAGGCGCACACTATTCTAATTATATTTAGTTATATTTGTCCATGGCCCGCATTAAAGAATTAGTCAAACTAGAGAGAGCAAGCGTATCCCGACCTGGTATTCACGCTAAAACTAAAAGCTCTACCAACAAGAGTTCTAAGCTCTACAAGAAGAAGTACCGAGGTCAGGGCCGGTAAACTCTTCTATTCATGAAAGAACTGCTTGCTGAGATTGGTATCAACGTAGGTATCAGTGTAGCTGGATTGTTTGGCTCCTTGCTTATGCTAGGCAAGAAAGCTGCTATCAATCTTAAAGCTACCTTCTTCTCTTTAATTACAGGCGTCGCGTCTGCCAATTACATTACTCCGGTTGTACTTGATATCACAGGTTTTGATAGCAAGTACGAACTTTCCATTGGGTTCATTTTAGGATTCCTTGGACTTAAAGGAGTAGAGATGTTCAGCAATAGGTTATTCCCAGACGCTGACAACTATGATGACTCTGACAACGATTAATGCAATATGCAATCTATGCATATGTGTAAGCATCACTGCTTTTATGGTGTTTGCTTTTGGACGTAACAGTCTTCTTTACAAACTCCCTAACTGGGAACGCATTATGGTAAAGTTTGGACTGGCGGGTATCTCAGCCGGATCACTATTTAATTTCTTGACCCTTTCATGTCCGCCATGGACAGAGGTCATGTTGAATGTAGGGCTTGCGGTAACATTCATATGGGCTGCAATTTTTCACTACCTACACTTCATACATGTCGCTAATAAGAAAAATAAAAAGTAGGGTTAGTATACTAGCTCTTCTTTGCTTCACCCTTAATCTTTCTGCACAGGACAGCTGCGTAGTATTTGGGAATGAACCCCAAGCCATAAAGATGATGGGGTATAACCCAGACCCTCCGTCTTGGAAGAACGTAAACTACGTAGTACACGTACACTACACAGACAGCTTCCCCTACGAGTATAGCATGTTGGGCGATGCGATCATATGGGATGCACACGAACACCTCAACGAAGAGTTCGAGGAAGCTATGTTTACTTTTGACCTTCTTGCCATAGAATACCATAACCTAGATGAGGTGGAAGGCATGGAGCCAACCCTTGAGCTGTACAACACCTGCGTACCTTATAGCTACTATGGGTGGAGCACAACCGAAGACTACCTAGAGGATATTGTATGGGATAGAAGCCTGTACATGAACGTGCATATATTCCCGCAATTCTGTGCTGGGATTTTGGGATTTGCTTGGACAGCGCAAGCTCCTACCCCATTCGACGGAGTGTGGGTTAGGGCTAATGTCTTTGGACGTATTGGAGACCACCTGTGGGGCGATAGAGATGAAAACAAAACACTTATCCATGAAGTGGGTCACTACCTTAGCTTGCATCACGTATTTAGAAACGTAGACTACTGCGGAGAAGACCTTGGCCCTTGCGAAGAAACGGGTGACTATGTATGCGATACACCACCCATCAAGGTAAGTTGGAGTTGTGAGAATCCTATATGCCCTCCTGGAGCGTATAACTATACACCTAACAACCACATGGACTACTACGTGGATTCATGCAGAACAAACTTTACTGAAGGGCAAATAGAACGTATGCATACTATGATCCCCATTACCCGTCCAGGTCTAGTCAATAATGACGCCAATGTATGCGTAGGAGATATAGACGGCGACTACGTGGTGGGAATGAACGATATGCTATTGATGTTAAGTAACTGGGAAAACCCATACTGGCTTCCAGGAGATTTAAACAATAATGGATACTTTAACGTAATAGACTTTTCAATACTTCTAGGTCAGTGGGGCACAATATGTTTTGGGGCGGAGCTAGACCCATTCTACAGAGAAGAGCAACTACGCACTACCCGTAACGAGACGGGTAACACATTGCTGCAACGTATTCAAGAAGTATTAAAGCTGATGGCTGAGCGTTAATTCATCTCACGCTCCATCTGGTTTACTATTCGCTGTACAGAGTTAACATGCGGTATCAGCTTACCACCGTGATGCAACATCTTATTCTTACCAGCATACACGCCTGTAGTAATTTCTCCCTCGCCCATTGCAGTATCTTTCATAGCGTCAAAGAAATCTGCTACACGTCCTAATAATCCGATCACAGCAAGCATATCTCCTTGCGTCATTTCAAAGATATTTCTAGGGTCACCAAACAAACCTAGGTCTGTTTCTACACGCCCAGCTAGGTTCAGCGCGGCATTATAAAACCGGATGTTTTCTTCCTTATCCTCATCATCCTTCATCGCCCGTAACAGACTTAAGAATACCATTACCTGCAACCACTGACGGACACCGGCACTAAACTTGCGAATATTTTCTTGATCTAATTCACTGATTTCCGGCGGTAACGTATCCATACCTTTAGTACGAATAAAGCTTGGCAGCAGTAACGGAAACATTGCACGTAGATGCTTCTTATTCCACATAGTACGGAAAGACCCTTTTACCGTCCTATCTAGATACGGATCATAGCTTTCCTTTTCAAAGCGCGTAGCAATAGCTTCCGGTAACCAACTACGGAACTGCATCAACAACGGACCAAGTGTTGTCTTCTTAATAGCAATTGGACTATTAGGGTCGTAGTTACCATGGATACGCTTATTTATCTGGTCAATCTTATTCATCAACTCAAGATGCTTAGCTTCTCCTGGTCGATAGCCATCCAGTTGAATGACACCATCTGCATCCATATGCTCCCACAAGTTCTTACCGTCTACTTCAATACTTAACAGAGTAGCGATAGTTCCCTGACCGTATACAAAATATTCCGAGCTACGTTGTATCTCATACATACGCAGCTTGTCCTTTACGCCACGGCCTTTCTGAGCTACACCCGACTCCCCCGCTTGAGCAGCAAACTTCCGCACATCGTATCGCATCTCCGTAAAGTCCTTCAGAACATCCATATTAATCATCATATTCTGAATCTTCTCCGCTACCTCATTTTTTGTCAGGCCAGTATTCAAAGTCATCATGTTTAATGATGACGACAGCATAATACCGGTTGCCTTTCGCGCATGCTTTTCATTAAAGTCTGCACGACCAGCAGCATGCTTAAAGACTGACAGCCCACCAAACACCATATTTACGATACCCGCCGGTAGGTTCCATGCCATACCCATAGCTTGCGATAACTGCTGAGCTTGACGTGCCGCTTTTACTGTACTGAGCTTTGGGGTAGCTTCTTCAATTTCTTTGCGTATACGCTCTTTAGCTTCCTTCGATTGTGCCGTCAGCAACTGTTCACGCAGATCTTCAATCTTTGCTTTTTGCTCCCGCGTCCACATAGACTCCGGCGCATTACCCGTGATGTCTCGCCGCTGCTGCACACCGTAAAACGTATCTACTACGGTATCTACACTACGCATGACATCTTCCCGCGCCTTAGCATCTCGCAGCTTAGGGTCTAGTGCGCTATTGACCTTGTTGTTTGGGTCTTTTATAATTGTTGCGCCACTCAATACACTGCGCACCATCTTTACCTTATCCTCTACTTGGTTTTTACTATCGTATGTAGTCGCCATCATAGCAAACCCTAAGAACGTCTTATCCATATCGTACTCCTGCGTCTTGGGGTCTAGCTGCCCTAAGAAATACGTTGGCAACTCCTGACGCGGACGTCCTGTTGTAGGATCTATTAAGTTGTTCAAGTTAGCTTCTGCATCCACAGTCAGAGATGCTTTAAATGAATCAGTAAGCTTGCCCACCTTTTCGCCATACCCCTGCGTTTCCATAACTTCCTCCATCAAAGTTTTACTGATTGCAGGTATAAACAAGCCGTTCTCCAACAAACGTGCTTGCTTACGCATCTTATGTGCCGGCAACATTCTGCCCAACTCCATAATCTGTTGGCGATAGAATTCGTAGAAAGCCTTGGCATCTTTATCCGCCATCAACTCATCGAAGCGAGCATCATAGAACTCGCTGGACTTACCATTAACTTCCTTCAATGGGAATCGCAAATCCTTGCGCCACTTGTTTTCTTGCATCCATACTGCCTTAGCTTCTTCTTGTTCAGCCCGTGGAACAGTCAGCTCGATGTTATCGTAAGCCGCTTCACGACGATCTACAAATTCTTGATAGCGGGTCTCTTGTTGACGCAATGCTTCTGATGCGCCATACTTGCCAAGCTTTTCTTCTAGCAGACGTTCATACGCCGGATTCTTTTTACGCGACACTACGCCGTCTTTGTCGACAAACACAGAGTCAATATTTAATTTCAGTGACGTTTGCTTCAACCACTTTAAGTACTCTTGCTTGCTCGACGTTTTAAACTTGCGCTCACGAGCAATATCAAACTGGTCATTCAACATAGTAATAATGCGTGATGTAGGATTGCCCTGAGCATCTAGCTCTACAAATCCATTCCAGCTGTACTTCTTGAAGTAAGCACCCTTCTTCATCTTAGCACTCGCATCCAAGTATTCCTTCGCCCGTCGATTGAACTCGACACGTTGCTTCTGTGCTGAATCACGTACAATCTTATCTAAGAAAGACAACTCCGTCAATCCTTGACGAGAGGCATCTTGGAAGGTACTTGAAACAAATCCGCTTTCTACCAGCTCTTCAAACGTATTCGCATCAACATTTACACCCTTACCTGCAAACTCGCGCTTAGCAGCTTCACGCAATACCACACGAGCCTTCTCCAAATACTCTTCGCGCAACTGTGCAGACTCCCGCAACAAAGATGTTGCCGCGTCCTTCAAGTCAGGGTCTTTCGATATAGACCGATACTGACCATAGAAGTCAATAACACTGTACACATTCTGCAATGCACTCAATGCGACCGAAATCTCAGGGTCTGTCGCATCAACAGATTGTATCACACGTTTCGCCAAGTCCAACTCGCGCTGACCCATCGCTAACAAGTATGACTCATCGATGACTACACTATCATCAGTCAGCATTCGCAACTCCTCTTCCTCTTGCAACAACCTTGGCGCTACTCTCTTACGGAACATCTTATTGTTCTTGTAGCGACTCATCAACTCTTGGAACTGACGTACACGCTTCTTCTTGTATGTTACCAGCATATCTCGCGAGTCCAGCTGATACCCTTCTGCTTGTGCTACGTTCGGTAAGAACGACATGCTTTCTATATCGCTGTCATACTCTGATTGCGCTTGTATCCGCTCAGCTACTTCTGACGCTTTCTTATTAGTCAAATCCATCAGGTTCATGCTCTGCGCATATACATCCGCTAACAATGTCTGTTCTGCGTTGCTTATCTGTATACCCAGCGCATTCAATACTTGACTAATCTTATCTAAGAACCGAGCAATAAACCCTTTACGTGTCTCCGTTGGTACCGCATCAATCTTTGCTAATCGCTCTGCAAACTCTTTGTTTGTCATAGCCTCAGCAATGAATTCATTCACATCGATAAAGCCATAGTACTTATCCCGATTGCGGAACATAAAATCATAGTCAGCACGTTCTGCTGCACTAAGATCGGTATACGCTATTGGTGCAAACTTTCGATCAGGGTCCATACGGCTTTCTTGCATACGTCGGAATACATTGTATCCGCGACGGAACTGCGCTAGCTCTGACGCCTTCAAACCCATTTTCTCCAAGCTCTGTTCTGCTACCCGTCGTAACGTATCTAACTCCGCTACTGCAGCTTTTACCTTCTCAGCATTCACGCCTTTAGGTGCCTTGATACGGCCACTAGCAATAGCCAAGCCCATAGCAGTCAAACCGTGTGTAATCTCATGGGTTAACACACGCATATCTTCTGCATTCTCCGGTGATACATATACCGTATTGTCTTTACGGTTATAGTAACTATCAGAGTTAGGCTCAATTAGTTTGATTTTTATCGGGTTATCAGGATTAAGTTCCTGGTCTACCCGCAGCATCTCCATAATAAATGGAGCGTTTTTGCTTTTTGGAACATTGCGCTCCAAATGATTAAGCATCGTTTGCGGCCCTACAGGTTGTGCATTATTCCGTACTACCTCATTATTTACATCGTGCACTACATTTTCACCCTCTACTCCTGGTTCTGGAACATTATAATCGCCCATCTCCGCGCTATCGTCATAGTACGCTTCACTATACCCGGAGCCGTCATCGACTAGTTCATAGTTATCATTTGGAGCTGTGAAACCAAAGCTATCAATTCCAGATTGTGATGCATATACCTGAGGTGATGCCTTTACAAAAGGCACATGGTCAGTAGTGTATTCTTCGCTTAAGTGATCACCAAGTGGTGTCATCAGCTTCAACACATAATATGTACTACCGTCATCGAGTTGCTTCAAATCAACACTTGTGTACAGCTTATTACCTATACGTACATGACCAATCATACTTGGCGCATTTGCATTCATAAAGAGCTGCCCATCAATTACCTTGAAATTATTGCGATATATCTCTGTACTTTCAACATAGCGAGGTGCTACTTCCGGATTGTGACGTACTACTTGTCGCAAGCCTTCAATCGGCTGTAAAATATCCAGCATAAAAGCCGTTTCGGAATTATACTCTATATCAGATGCCAGACCTAGTGACTCACCTACTGTAGTTGGATTTACATGCTCTGCTAATCCTTTAGACTGTAGATATTCCGCAGGTATGTATTTCATGTAGCCTCGTGCTTTCAACCGGCCTAAGCTAGTTGCAACACCGTATACCGCTAGCTCTTCTGCAAATGCCCGAACCTCAGGATCTTTGCTCTTAAACATCGACAGGAACGAACGGTGCATTTCAACAGCACTCAACTCCAAACCTCTATCACCGGTAAACTCAATATGTGGGTATGTGCCAGGTGACTTGACTGCAACGAGCTGTTTTACGAATGCATTTTGTGCAATTTCTGGTTTAGTCTTACGCATTTCAATCAAGCGCTGTGCTATACCACCAGTACCTACATCGTGCGCTTCGTCTCGTATTTCAGACGCAGACCTTCCTGTCCACTGCTTCAAGAAATTTGCATACGCTAGACTCTTTGCACCCTTCATCACTGTTGCAACATGCTCAGCCGTTTGACCCGGCAGCTGTGCCTTCGTCATTGCATTTGTCAACTGCATCAATACACCGCTTAACCTATCGGTTTTATCTAGCTTAAAGAAATGACTTGTTTCAAACGCTTGTTGCGATACTTGTCCTGCAACAGTCTTTTGCATTATATCTCCCAGTACGTAATCCGCATCAATAATTCGATTTGCGTTTGGCCTACGAAGAAGTACCTCTTGCATTTTCAGCAAATTCACCTCATGTTCTATTAAGGTTTTAGGTCTATTCGTGTCCAAGCGCAACAACCTTTGCAGCTTTCTAGCTTCTTTGTCAAACGCTTCTATGTTCATCAACGCTCTTGCGACACGCACATCGAATACAGCTTGATTATTCTCTAAAGTTGACTCGTTATTGATGATGTCAAATATGTTCTTTTTCGACAGCACACCTATATCAGACTTTAGCTCTTTTAATGTTTTTCCGTCTTTCGTTTTGATTTCTCTAAACTGGTCTGCGGCAAGTTTCTTTTCTAGCTCACTAACCATATTTGCCGCGTCAAACCAGCCAAACACTCCTAAACGACGAAAGTTTTGTTTACGCTCTACATACTCTTGCACTACAGGTAGCTTAACAAACAGGGCAATCGTTTCTTGATTGTAACCCATATGAGTCAGCCCCGTCCAGATACCCCAAGTATCTTGGTTGATGCCCAATCGTGCTAACAACCCGTTATTTTCATTATCTACCGCGTGGTTCAGTAACCGGCTGAACTGGTCTGCTTTTGTTTCAGCCTGCGGTGTATACTCTTTACCGTTTAGGAAGTACTTATTTACAAATGACTTATCAGTTATTTCAGCCGACCCTAGACCGCTACGTGGTATACGCTTTCCATTTTCATCAAGTATCTCAACGTACCCGCCTCCTTGAATAGGTATTCCCTTCTTGACAAGTGACAACATCTGCTGCAACTGCGAATGAAACACGTTATGCACTGCCATAACACCAATGGTACGCTTAGCACTACGAGCTGCTTTTGCTTTACCCGCATTGTACGCATCACTCATAGGCATTCCTACATTCTCTGATACAGGATCTAGAATGTCTGCAAGCTGTTCCCCATACCCATCAGTAACTGGTGCATGTATAGCCTGCTGAACAGCCTCATCACGACTAGTCATAGACGCATAGTAGATGTCTAACATACGATTACGCGCTGCTGCTACAACACGCTTTGGGTCTCTTACACTACTAGTCTTTTCTGCAGTTCGAGAGGTTTTTACGTCCCTAATAATTTCAATCTTACCCCCTTTATCCTCTATACTCCACAGCAAGCCAAACATCTTATCGATATCATAGTCTTGCCCGATACGACCAACCAACTCTTCTGGTACAATCAGTGTATCGCCCATAGATTCCGGTAAGAACCCAACGATTTCAAATGCCGCCGAAGAACTTTTACGCTGACCAGGAATACGATATGCAAACGTACGCAGCAGCTCTTCCGGGAACTTATCTCCCAGCTTATCTAGGTCAAGGTTGCCATCAGTCAAGAACTGCTTTAGCTTGACTTTGTATTTCCATGGCAATAAACTCTGGTCTGGGTTGCCATCTTTGGCGACTTGCAGTTTACCATTAAATAAACGCTTTCCATTCTTGACAACCCATACCACGTCGTTGCGATTCAACAAGTCGTTGTCAACAACTCCTAACCCTACTTCTGGACGAATAGGACCAGAATAACCTGGTATCATAGGCTCATATACTTCTTTGAATATAATTGCCTTTATCAGATTCTCAAGACGCTCTTGGCTTGGACTAGCAACAATTGGCGTAGTAAATTCACCAAGCTCTGTGTTGTAATGCAAGTATGCTAATTCGTTAACGTCATAGCCACGTGTAATAGCTTCCTCTAACATACGCTCAGCAAACTTGGCACGACTTGCATCAGTATGCACGTACTGGCCACGCACATTTTGCATGCCGTACTTCTGCGCAAATAATTCCTTTCGCGCCTCCAGCTCTATCTTACGCGCATTGATGTACTCCTCATACAACGCGCTTCCTTTCATAGGCGCACCATCCAACGCAAAGTCAGCGTTATTCAAATTGACCAAAACCAACTTTGCTACCTGCGATCCGTGTACTTTCTCTTTATAGCCACTAACTGGTACTTCTTGCTGAATACGCATAAACTTCCTGTCGTACTCAATAACACGGTCTTCTAATCCTTCGGGTGTTATAACCTTATTTCCTTCGTGAACAGAGATCATACGCTGATCTGCAGTTGCGGTTTCGCTGTCTACTTCAGCCCACTTGTTACCAAGCTTAACCGCACTATCGTAAGCTGCACGGTTAATCTTTTCGTCCTCCATAAATACCCGCAGCTTATCCAACTCCGTACCACGTGTAAACTGTGGTAGCAATGGGAATGATGCTGACTTTACGTACAAGGTATGGTCACCTACACGACCAGTTGTAACTGGCTTCATAGGTTGGAAGTAAGCCAATACCTCCGAGGGGTCTATGTCTTTGCCGGCTTCAATCTTATTTATAAGACCCATCATCTCGCTGCGGCTAATCTTACCTTGCGCATAGAGTATGGATAAATGTTCCTGTACAGTTGTGTACTCGGCAGCGTCAGCACTGTCGTACCCTTCTTGCATCGCCAGCTGATCAGGCGTCTGACCCAGCTTCTTTAAGTAATCGTAATGCGATGCTTTATCTACAGTACGTGCAGGAATCACAAGGGTGCGTACCATATGGTTGTTCGCACGAGTATTTGCATCAATAGCCCACTCTACATAGGGTATAGCATTACCGGGGGCAATCAATGACGCAAAACGCTTACCCATATTGGTAGCAGTCTTTGCGACTTTCACATTACCTGCCTTATCTGTTTTAATAAATACTGCAGGGTCACCCAACATATCCATCACCAAGCCAGTGCGTACAGCCATACTATCCATAGCGTACTTAGCTACAAATCCTAAGAATGCCAACTTCACCATCTCTGCGGATGCTGTCTCCCCTTTCGCTATACCTAAGTGATCGCGTAAGAATTGGAACTTACTACGGTTGATATTAAACAGTTTAATTGCACCTAGAGTACCGTCCGCCATAGCATTGTATGCAACACTCGACGTTCCCTCTAACAAGCTTTGCATGTCCTGACTTACAGACCGCTCAAACACCTTCGCTGCTTCTTTATGTGCCCGCTTCTCAAATTCTACAGGTGTAATCTTGCGGTTCTTCAGTTCTGTTGCAAGACCATTGAGTGCCGGCATCATAACAAACGCATAGCCATTACGTTGCGCTTCCGTCATGCCTTCGTAGTCGCCACGATACAGACGCTTCATCCGGTCAATTTCTTTTTGAACTGCCGGACGAACCGTCTTACCGTATGCAATGTTGATGTCATTAATCACATCGCTTACAGTTATATCCTTAAGCTGCTTTTCAAGTACAGCAGCATTGGCTACAAACTTTAAGTCGCCACCAAATCGCAATGCCGGCAGCTTAACTATTGGCATAGTATGTTTATCAGCAAGCGTAGGCATCAGGAATGCACTCAACTGCATGGTTCCTCGTACACTTGTCTTACCACGATTGCCATACAACGCTAGTTTAGCCAAAGCCAAATCACCGTCTTCCATATCATGGAAGTCTCGCTCCATCCCCTCGTTCTCCTGCTTAATTCCACTCAGGTACGTGATTTGCAAGTCACGCCGATAGTCTTCCTGCTCTACAGTAGACTTGTCAATCATCCGCTCTACTCGTCCCCGCAATAAGTCGCCACGAGTACCATACACTACATCATCGAACATCTGATGCAACAGCTTAGGCGCACTGTATTGCCACAGTATTTTGCCATCACCGTCCTTACTGCTGTTCTGAATAAAGTTTTCTCGATAGTCAGCCAGTGATACAAAGAAGTCTATTACATCTGCACCACCTACTTTAGAGCGATCAGACATAAAGTCTTCTAAGCCCATTTCGCGCTTAGCTACAGCTTTCAAGCTGCGGTACAGTTTACCGTACGCCCCTTGATTTGCTACAGGATTGCCCAAACCCTCCTCGATATCTGCAAATACAGGCTTGCCTTTACGATCTACAGTTTGGTTCGTGCTGCTAATTGCAGCCAATGGAATATCTATACCCAGCTCCATGTTTAACAACATAGCTAAAGCTGGCACACGGTTAGCGCTTGGAGCTTCCGCAATCTTGTCCATCTGGTCCACTAACCCTTGGAACTTTGCCGGTACTATTTCTCCGGAAAGGGTAAAGAACCCATTACTAACCAATACAGAACGCATATCCTTACGAGTATGCTCCCGCATATTACGCTGGTTCGAGTTGTATATCTCAATATCGGCTTCTCGCAGAATACGATCTTCGTTCTCTACCTGACGGCGAATGCGCAAAGACTCACGAGTTGTGCGCACCTTACTAGCATAAGTCGTAAACTGGTTGCGAATCATGTCTTGCAGGTTGCGTGTATTATTACGCACCTTTTCATTATCTCGCAACTCTTGCGGTAAATCCGCTAACGCAGCTTCATCACTCAAAGCATCTAATACAGTTTGGAACTCAGGATACGTTGTCACTTTACGTTGCAACGTTTCTTCTACCTTATTCCAACTTGGAGTTACTCCTACTGTAGCAGCATTGAGCTTCTCCATCAAGTCTGCATGATTCATAAACCGTGGACCCGCCAGACCAAACGTCTCTGGTGTAATCAAGCCTGACTTTGGATTGTGCTTTAACGACAGCAATACGAGTTTTGCTTCAAGACGTAACGTGCTCTTGGGGTCTACACCAAATGCTGCGTTATCGTCAAATGCCGCTAATGGATTTTCCACACGTTCTGCAGCATCAGCATCGTCTGCTTGGGCTGCATCATATTGCGGGTCAGTCAACCTATCAAATATGTTTTGCAAGTTGCCACGACGCAACTCAACAATATCTTTTGTCTGCCGCATCATCTCGATTAACGACATATCAACCAGTCGATTGAATACTGTTTCGTCTAACCAAGAATCATGTGCAGCAATTATAGCATCACGCGTAGCACTTTGCGGTTGCATGCGAAATGCGTTGCGCTGTGCTTCTAGGGTGCGCTTTAATCGCTCACGTAAATACCGTACAGTTACATTTTTCTTACGGTCTTTAGTACGCATATGCTGCATCATAGCGCGACTCATAATGCCAGCACTAAAGTTTACACCATCGCGTACTTCACGCGCTGTGAGACCAGGTATTTCATAGTAGCTGCCTGCCCGATCCATTGGGTCTTTAGCAGTCTCGTCTACTTCATTTGGTAAAAACGATATATCGCCTAAATCAATCTGACTCACATCATAGTCAATGGGGTCTGCTCCCTTGACCGGTTCATTGCTGCGCTCATTCTCTACAGTAGGCTCCCCTCTTGGCACTTCTACCGGTGCTTCGAATGTGTACACTAAGTCCGTTGGATTAGCATTATACACTTTGCCATTTATCACCGTAGGCATACGATTACCGAATGCCCCAAACTCTTGAATTAACGCATCCGGCTCATATACATCAAACGTACCATCCCCATTTGGTAAGACAGTTACATCACCACCCTTATCAACATTTATGCGTGTATTAGCAAGTATATTTTGCACCTGCACATAATCTTGACTATTTGGATTTGAATCTTTGTGACTTTGAATCGGTGCCATTTTCTGGTCTTGTACCCAAATCTCTATGGTACCTTTAGCAGCATTTGGCAATATGCTAATCAAAGGTTGCATTTCTACCCCGTTCGCTGCTGCCTGATCTAACACTTTCTTTTGCTTGTCTTTACCATTACTTGGTATCATGGCTTGCAAGCGAGAAGCCATTTTTTTTGTGTTTACTTCCCAACCATCCTCTAGATTTATTTCTGCTTTATCTATAAACTCCTTCCACATTGCCTCGCTACCAGGAGAAACTACACCTCCGCTATATACATAATCATGCCAAGCATCAATCAAGTACATGATTTGTTTAGCCCGCTTAGCGCCAAACGTCTCCATCTGCACATTGTGATACGCAACTCCGCCATCACGCGCATCTTTAGTAAATACATAAGTATTACCTGAGAATCGAGCGTCCGGTGACAATCGATAGTTGCCTCGTGGTACTTCAAGTCCTCCAATTTTCAGAAGAGCCTCGTCCCCCATTATAGCGTAACCAACAATATCGTTTTGCATATCCGGCAAAACGTTTTTCAGCATGCGTTGCTCACGTGTCAGTTCTTCTTTTTGCTGACCTTCACGAGTAGTATAACGCACACGCTCTCCACCGCGAGTATTCTTATACTGTATTTCACTAACAGTAATAGTGACTGCTCCGTTATTCAACAACAAAGCCTCGTACATACCCTGTGGCAATACCTCACCTTTTTTGCGCCCAGAGTACTGAGCAATTACATCGCCATCCATCGTTTCGATTTGATACGATGAACCGTTTGCCGTCGATCCATTAAGTAAACGTACTCGTAGCTCAGTGCCTTCCTTTATGTTATTCTCGAATATCGCCGCTGCTATACCTTCCTTACCCTTAGCAACCATGTTTGGTGTGCCATTACGAGGGTTAACCAAATTCAATGGTGCAGAACCCCGAGCAGTATTTCCTACTACACGTGTAGGTGGTGTAGCCGGTGGTCCAGGTGGTGGCGCTACAGGAGGTTGCTCTGTGCTGTTTGGGGCTTCTTCCTGTACAGCAGGCTTTACTGCAGTAGTATTATCTGCGTTTTCTTCTGCTGGGTCATTGATCGCTTGATAGTCATCTGTCTCCATTTCTGGGAAACCCATATTGCTACCATCCTGCAAGCTTTCTTCGCTAACAACGCCATAATCATCTTGCGCGTCTATACCTGGATCTTCAAAGTCATCATCCTCTTCTTCAACAATTGTACTTTGTTGTTCGCCAGCAGGTTTTTCTGCTGTATTTGTTTCTTCTTCAAATGCTTTACGGTCTGCTTCATCAGCTTCCGCCTGCATTTGTGCCAACTTTTCTTCCGGTGACAATTGTGCAAGACGCTCAATAGAGCCGCGCATCCTGTCTTCAAAACGTTGTACACCTCCAGGCTTAATAAAGTCATTGTATGCTTCAATGACCTTCATACGGTCTGCGGCAATGTTTACTAAGTCATCATACATACGCTGAATATCCTCCCCACGGTATGTACTGCCTTGTTGTGCAGACTTTACATCATGTAACTGCCGCAAGTCTTCTAAGAAAACCGGGTCAAACGTGTACTTATTGCGATCAACATTATTCTGCGTTTCTTTTGCTTTCTTTATTTGCGCAATCTCTTCTTCTATTTGCGCCTGTTCACGCGCACGTTCAGCTTTAGCTTCAGCTGCTGCTTCTGCCGTAATAATATTTTGTTCTATTCGCGGAAGGTCGACGTTGTTTAACTCCTGCAAGCGTTGAGATTTCTCGGCTAACAGAGCTACCTCTTTATCCGATAAACCTAATTCGGCTTGTGCTCGCATTACATCAAGCACCTGACCTGGAGTAAACCCTTCGATTTGCTCAGCCATCTTTTCCGCCACACGCTTTTCTCTAGCATCTAACTCTTCAGCGTTGTACAGCATATTAGCCACACCTGTATACACATCTGGATCAGTACCTCGGTATACTTCACGTGCTTGCTCATATGCCAATCGTGCGCGTTCCATACGACCCTTATATGTATCGTAGGCTTTTGTCTTATGCTGACGCACTTCTTCGTCTGTCATATTCTTGCCTTCCGGTCCAAGCTGTTCGCGGAATTCATCCTCAGACATCTCATCCAGTATCTGACGCGCTTCCCCAAGCGATTGTTCATAACGTCCAGTCAAAATCTTTGACGCAGCATGACTGAATATCATGTCAGACTCAATATCCTTTGCACGTTTGAAGTCGCCTTGACCTGCAGCTATCTCTTGCTCTCGCGATAGAACATTCTGGCGATTCATATTTTCAATCTCTGCCTTTAGGATACCGTTTACATCACCATTACGCTCAGACAGATTAATGATACTTTGAACTTGCTTGTCACGTGCTAACAATTGAGCGCGTTGATCGGCAAATCCACCCATCATCTGCAGATTCCAGCTAGCCTTGCCCTCGGCATTCTTACTACGGACGTACATAGGAACACCCGTAAACGCAAGCAACATACCAAGACCAATTTCCTTAAATCCTTCACCGGTACCATAGCTGCCTGCCAACCCTTCCAAAAAACTTTCTGCAAAGTTTGCAGTCTTCTGCAAGCCACGAGGATCATACTTTTTAGATATGTAGTCCTCTGCAGTACGACTAATAGCACCTTGTCCACCTTCCTCTACAAAACCTTCGTAGAGAGCATTTTTTGTGTTGGCTGCAGTAATCCGACCCAGTTCGCCCCCTCGCCCTACAATGCGACCGAACGTATTGCCTTGAGCAGCATCTACAAACTTTGGTAGATTTCCGACTTCAACACCAAGATTCTTAGCTAATCGTTTTTGTGCCTTTGCTGATAACGTACTAGTATCGAGTAATTTAGTATTACGCATACCTTTACCCAACCCTACGCCAAACAACTTAGGGAACATCAACATGTTTGAGCCACCGACTAACGCCATATTCAAACCAAATACTTGGTCTCCGTATCCACTAATTTCTTGACGGAAGTCTTCTCCCATCTGCTCGGTGAAACTGCCTTGGCCATATAACTCTTCATATTGGTGCTTATGGTCCTCTACCGCTGTGTTAAGCATATGCCGAGCTTCCATACCCGCCTCCATTGATGCACCGGTAATAAGCTGTCGACCTACGCGCATACTCGTGTGCAATGCTTGTGGTGTTGCAATCGCTTTACCCGCATTACGCAATGCTTGACCAGCTGCTTGACGAGTAGCCATCTGACTAAGCTGTGACGCACCCTTCAAGGCGTCGTCAATCATGCCACCGCTCATCAACCACTTTCCGCCATTCAAAGCTTTATTGGCTAGACGTGTTCCTCGGGCAACCAGACCTCCAGTAACTGCTACTTGTGCTGGTGCTGCGGCTCCAAATGTCGCAGTACTAATAGCAGTAAATGCTAGCTCAGTAGCGATCGCTCCCATAACAAAACTGGCAGCTCCAAAAATGTCATCAAAAATGAAATTCGCTGCTTTTTGTCCAGTGCTTTGATTCCCTCCGCGTTTAATTTTATAAAACTCATCCAAAAATTCTGTACCCTTATCTAACGAATTAGCCACAGCGTTATCGTACAGTTTTGTCAAATCACCATTTACAATAGCACTCGGTACTCCATACAACAATGATGTAAAACCTTGCGCTACATTTAAGCTTGTATCAGTAATTAACTGTGTGAAGCCATTCTTCATTTTGTTGACGACACCTTGAGCTTCCTGGCTTCTATTGACTACCGAGTCAATACCGGTATATTGGAAGTTTTCTTCTAGGCCTTCAACGCCATTTAGTATGCCACTAAGCATACTGCCCTCGCTAACACGACGACGCTTAGTTTCAAACTGGTCTAAATCGAAATTAAAGTCAGGGCTGTAAGGATTGATGAATTTCATCTCATCCCCATCCATGACGAGATTGTCATTAAACGCCCCAAGATCTAAGTAACGCTGGGAGTTATCTTCCGCCGGCACATCCTCCTTTGGTTCACCTTTAACAGTGTCCGGTTGGCCTCGCAAAGCCTCTCGCAAATCATCTGGGCTAGCTGACCCTAAATCTCCCAGATTAACTAAGTTGTTATTTTCGTCAGACATTTTGCATACCAATGATTGATAATCCTATAATTTCTCGTAAATCACCAGACCGCTCAGCACTGATTATAACTGGCTGCTGAGAACGTCTATCAAGTATGTGCTTACCAGACTCATTATCAAGTAAGTGGTATTGGCCATCCTTGTAGTTTACACGTATACCAGTGTTGGGACTAATATACGGCTTGTCCGTTGCGTTTTTCTTCATCCAATCATTTATGTTAGGCTCATAAATATTAGTAATACCTTTAGCGATTCCACCTAATGAAACACGGCTTGTTTCGTTTTGTAACTGATACATCGCATCGCCTTGCATTTCAGAAATGATATTTGGCAAATCTTCACGTGGAATTTCTACGTAGCCTTGCTGTGTATTGGAGTTTTTGCCACCAACATTATATTCTACCATAGCCAATGGCAGTCCATTAGGTCCTACACCACTAGTTAGACGCACGTCTTTTATTTGCTCAGAACCGATACCAGTCTCAGCCTTACGTTCTAATGTACCTTCATTACTTGCGATATAAAATGGAATCGTACGGTCGTATGCAAATAAGTTACGAAGCTGTGTATCCAACCGACTATTTTTCAGCGTGTCATCGTACACCATAACTACGCCATCAGCTGCATCAGTGCCATCGGTTAAAGTCAAACTTCCCTGACCGCTAGTTTGGAATCCTTTACCCTGCAGCTCTTTAGCTCTTGCATCAGTCGTACCTGTCTTTTGTGTGCGGATATAACGTAATCCAGCATTATATAGCTCATCATTTAGCCGTCCCATAACCTCTACTTGTTGGTCTTGACGCAATCGCTCAAACGGTGCTTCAAACATTTGACGCGATAAATCATTAGCATGTATACGACCTGTTTGCGTATTGCGATATGCCATCAATGCACCAAAGCCCGTTTCACTTTCAGGGTCATCATATACATACTTTTCCAAGTCTGCTTCACTTCGTACAATATCTGCACCGGCTTTGAAAACTTGATCCATACCCCGCAAATAGTCAGGGCGCTTTTGCGGATTGCTACGGAACTGCCGCATTTGACCATCCTGTCCTACCGTACTAAAGTTCTCACGGTCATCACCAGCATTGACTACGTTTTCTGCACCATACTGCATCACCAGCTGATCGTAACGCTTTTGTGCCTCTACACTACGCTTGCCATTATCCATAACCGCAGCATACGTAGGGTCTTTCAAGATATCCCCTACTAAATTACGCACCTGTCGTGCATGCCCTGGCAAATTGTTTTCTTTTTTTGCCGTTTCAAATACGTTATCAACTTTATTGTACAAGTCTTGCAAGAACGCTTTATCCCCGTCAGCAGCATTAGTCATTTGATGTGCTAACACTTGTTGCATCTTATTTGCTGATGCTTCAGTACGCAGTGCCTGAGCATCCAACCGATCATACAGACGCGCTACAGCCTGTGTAGGAATACCGACCATAGATGGTTTGTACTCCACAAAGTTCAACTGTTGTGGTAGTTTAATTGCCATTACGGGTTTTGTTGTTCATTTATTTCTTGCTGAATGACCTGATTGTACATTTGGTCTAATGGTGCTGTTGTATCAAACTGCCGCCCTACGCCTTCCAGTACAGCGGTCTGGTATGGCGCATAAATATTCTTCAAGTAGTCTTGTGCAGTACTAGACAACACATTCAAAGGCTGTTGGCGCACCTGTGCTTCCAACATCTCTTTCTGGTTATCAAAGTTAGTACTGTCTTCAAGATATTTGTTACGCAGGGTATTGTTCATGCTCTGAGCAGCAAACGCAAGTCGATCATATTGATTCTTAGCATTTTGCCGCATCAACGCATCCTGCTGAAGTATACGTGCTTGTTGTTTTCCTTGCTGTGCTCCTAGCTGAGTGCGTAGAGCTGCCTGTTGTGAGCCTTGCAAATTCGTACCCGTGCCTGCTGCTCGTGTAGATTCCGTCAAGTCTTGTAACTGCTGACCTACATTACTCCGATATTCAAATGCGGGTATTTCATTTGTTATAGGGCGTCGTGGTCCCTGCATATTATCTAATGCACGTCGTTGTATGCCTACACTTGCTAAACTTGCTAATGCCGGTACTGCCATCAGCGGCGACATATTTGGCATGTTAATGTTGTACTTATCTGCATCACCGGCCTCTATATCTGATAGCGGTGTTTCTGAACCTGCTACCGGCTGTTCAATAGATTTATCTGGTCCTGCACCTTTATCGCTCCCTTCTCCAGTGCCAGTACCCTGCTCAGGTGTATCTATTACGTCTTGTGCCATTTCAGGTATCATACCCTGCTCTTGCTGCAATACACGCGGGTCATACTGTGGATCATATGCCATAGCGCCTTGCATGGCAGCTCCAGTCATATTAGCCATATTGATTCCGCTTTGACCAGATAGCATATTCTTACCAGCATTTTTCATGTACTGGCCGAACGTCATGCTGTCATCTGCAAGCGCTGCACGTTGAGCTGCTAGACCTTGATTAGGAACTAACTGTAACCCCTTTTGCCCTTGCTGTCCTTGCAACGTCAGTGCATTAGTGCCCTGTGTTGGACGCATAATGCTGACATTACCCCGTTGAGCTACAGGCAATAAATCTCCTGGTTTTGCGACACCCTTGGCAGGAACACCTGCTGCTGCGGCATCATCTAAAACACTAGCAGCTGCTTGTTGTCCGGGATTTACTCCTGCTGCAGTTTTGGGAGCTAACTGTGTTGCCTTACCTGCGGCGTTATTTGCAGGTATATATGTTACCGGTTCGCCTGCAGCTCCAGTACCAGGCTTAAACTTCATACCCTTTACCCCCTTAACAGCGGGTCCGGCTTTAGGGCTTGCCGGAGGTAAAGCTAGGGTACCTTTAGGTAGAGCTTTTGGGACATCTGCCGCAGCTATTTGAGCGATATCATCTCCTCTTTCAATTGCCCTTATAGCATCATCTCCAAGACCAGTGCCTAGCGCTGTTGAACCGCGCATTACAGCAGCTTGTCGCGCACTAGCTATATAACCGCCAGGCATGGCAAACTGACCGCCCAGTCCCCAAGTTTGACTGCGATTTTGCCAACTAGTTTGAAACTCAGGATCTTGTCGCTTGTATGAAACATAGTCACTAAACGGACTGTAACCGCCTACACCAACGTGCTGCTCGCCGTCCTTAGTAAAAACATATGATCCAGGATTACTAGCAACTTCCGCGCGTATAGCATTCATCTCTGCATTATAACGCTGTTCATCTTGAGGGTTATTGACCGTGTAAGTATATGACTTACCCATATCGCCCATCATACGCTTTGAATCCTTCTTTATAGGTTGAATGCCTCTTTGTTCTGCTACCAAATCGATGACCTCCGACATACCCATCTCCATGCCGCTCTTCATGCCATATGCATTTGCCACAGCTGCAGCATCTTCTGTCTGCTGCATCTTAAACGATGTAGGATCTGTTATGGGTAACGCCAAAAAGTTCGACTTATCCCCGTCAGTCATCTGACCATCCACACGCTCTACATACGGTATGCTGCGATTACTTCTTATTGCAGCCTGTATGCTTTCAGGACCATCAAAATCTTCAGCGCGAATAACATATTTGCCTCCAAAGAAACCCATACTACCGTCCCCGGCTTTCATGCCACTTTCGATTGAGAAAGCAGCACGTCTATTATTATCCGGCATTATTACATTATAGTCACCATGCTCGTTTTGCGCGTACAAAATGTTCGTGCCTGGTACTACTTGTGCATCGCCTACTTGTGCAGCGTTGTGATAATTTAAATCACCACCAGAAGGATTCATTGCGGTAGGCGCTAAAGCAGGTTGCGCAACAGCTTCTCCCCCCACAGGTTGTTGTTCCTGAGGTAGCGCTGCAGATTGTGATGCTGAAACTGACGGTACAGCCTGTTGTGCAAACTCTTGCATCTTAGGCATCGCTGAGCTGTACTGATTATAATTAGCAGCCATCCTCTCTGGGTCTTGCGCCATCGATTTAGACACTGTGCCACCAGAAGCTACTACAGCGTATGTGCCATTAAGAACTTGTTGAATTTGCTCAGGACTTGGGTTCGGAGTATTCAAGTCAAAGTCTACATAGCCTTCTACTCCTTTACCGCTTTCTGCTGTAAAGTATGCTGCTGCTGCACCAGCAACTGAGTCATCCAAAAGCAAATCT